GCAACTGGTGTGACCGGAGCAACCGGCGTGACCGGGGCTACTGGTCCCGATGGTGCGACTGGACCGCAAGGCGATACTGGCCCGACCGGCGTTGATGGGGCTACTGGTCCCGATGGTGCGACCGGCGTGACTGGCGCAACTGGTGTGACCGGAGCAACCGGCGTGACCGGGGCTACTGGTCCCGATGGTGCGACTGGACCGCAAGGTGATACCGGCCCGACCGGCGTTGATGGGGCTACTGGTCCGACTGGCGTGGGCGCTGACGGGGCCACTGGCCCGACCGGCGTGGATGGGGCAACCGGCCCGACTGGCGTGGGTGACGATGGAGCGACCGGCCCGACTGGCGTAACAGGGGCGACTGGCCCGACTGGTGTGGACGGAGCGACAGGTCCTTCTGGTGGCCCAACTGGCCCGACCGGTGTGGACGGTGCGACTGGCCCGACCGGCGTGGATGGGGCGACTGGCCCGACCGGAGTAGGTGACGATGGGGCGACTGGCCCGACCGGTGTCACAGGAGCGACTGGTCCTTCAGACGGTCCAACTGGCCCGACTGGCGTAACAGGGGCGACTGGCCCGACTGGTGTGGATGGTGCGACTGGCCCGACTGGTCCTGAAAATCTTCCTGATCCACCGACTGGTGATGGTGATTATGTTCTTCATATTGCGAGTGGTGTTCCGACTTGGGTGACACACCCGTAAGATAAGTAAAACAGGTCGGCAGAATTTGGCGATTCTGCCGACCCGACAATCCGCGAAAGCGGTGTAACGAGGGAGAAAAATTTATGAGATTTCATGTTGTTGGTTTACCTCATACACAAACAAGCAAACGCCACACGGCGTGCGCTTTCACAATCAAGATTCTTCGTTTCATTAGGATGATGAACAGCCTCGGTCACGAAGTGATCCATTATGGAGCCGAGAATAGCGAAGTATCTGAGTGGGCTGAGGACGTGGTTGTTTTGTCGGCGAAGGAACAAGAGGGTTGGTTCGGACCTTTCGACATCAACAAACTTTACAGTGCCGACTGGACGGGTAAAGCGGAATACTGGAAACTGCTTAACGAACGGTCGGCCTCGGAAATCAAAAAGAGACAGCGGAAGGGTGATTTCGTTTGCGTCATTATGGGACGCTTGAATCAACCTATTGTGCAGTTGTTGGATAAGGACGTTTTGACTGTTGAGTATGGCATCGGATATAATGGTCCTTTTGCGAATTACCGAGTTTTTGAATCTTATGCCCACATGCACAAGATTTGGGGTGCTCAAGGTGGTTTTGACCCTGATGGACATTTGTATGATGTGGTGATTCCTAATTATCTTGACCCGGATGAATACACCTACAAGGCCGAGAAACAAGATTACTACCTATATCTTGGAAGAATGGTCCGCCGTAAGGGACTTGAGATTGCAGTCGAAACAACTCGACGCATTGGCGCACAATTGATTATGGCGGGCCAAGGTGCCAAACAAGAGGGCAACAAGATTACTTGTAGTGATGGAAGCACCTACACCGGCGATCATATCCAGTATGTTGGGCCGGTAATCGGCAAGGAACGGGATGCGTTGCTTCAAAATGCAAAAGCAGCATTTGTTCCTACTTTGTATATTGAACCCTTTGGAACAGTGGCGGTTGAAGCGCAGATGTGCGGTACGCCTGTTATCACAACAGACTTTGGTGTTTTCCCAGAAACAGTTGAACATGGAAAAACAGGATTTCGATGTCATACGTTAGATCAATTCATTTGGGCAGCAAAACATATTGGCGAAATTGACACGTGGTATACGCATCAACGCACGATGGCAAATTACTCGATGGACAGGGTACGTTACAAGTATCAGGAATATTTTGAGATGCTTTCTGATTTACATGGAAAAGGGTGGTACGAAGTTCACGAGGATCGTAAGAATTTGGATTGGCTTCGTTTCTATCCGTGAGGTGATTGATGGCGCTTAATGCAACATACTATGGGACGCTTGTTGAGGCAGAGGAATACTTTGTCACTCGCTTGCATGAATTTGCTTGGTCATCGGCGTCAGCGACAGACAAGACGAATGCACTTATCTCGGCACGCCGCCTGATTGACGGACTCAATTTTAAGGGAAACAAACACCCTGTGTATACCGTATTGGAAGCGGACCCCGATGCCGACATCGAAACGATTCAAGCGGCCGAGGCAACACAACCCAATGAATTTCCACGTGGTGCTGATACAACTGTGCCGGAAGACATCCGAATTGCTCAGTATGAAATCGCCCACAGCCTGCTCGACAACAAGGACCCGGAGTTGGAGTTGGAAGTTCTCGCGGTTACGGGTCAGACGTATGGCGGAGTGAAGACAACGTATGAACGCGGACAAACGCCCATTGAGCATTTGATTAACATGATTCCAAATGCTGTTGCGTGGCGATTGATTCGACCATACTTGCGTGACGGAGATGCGGTAAAGATTACTAGGGTGTCGTAAACACCCTGCATGACACAGCGGGTAGCTGTGCTTGCATACCAGTTGGCACTACGAAACTGGGCTTGACTTGTTAGGAAACTGGTGCTCCTAGCAAGGCAATGTGCGGAAGACGCCAGGAGGAACTATGATGAAAAGTTTGATGAATCGGTCGTATTGGTCTCGTGGTCAAGTGTCTTGTTTTGAGGGCGCGGATGACGCTGCTGCGGCTGCGGAAGCGGCCCGTATTGCATCGGATGCGGCAAGGGCTGCGGCTGCGGATGCTGCTGCAAAGGAAGCCGCTGCGAGGGACGCTGCTGCGAAGGCTGCTGCGAAGTTCACGCAAGACGACGTTAATCGTTTTCTCGCTGATGACAAGCGGAAGCACCAAGCGGCCTTGACACAGATGGAGCAGAAGTTGGCAACTGCCCTCGAAGACAAGACTATGACGGAAGCGACACGGAAGACGCTGGAAGAGAATCTTGCGGCTGTGCGAGGTGAGTTGCGAACGAAGGAAGAAATGCTGACGTTGGAGAAGAAGAGAGTTGAAGAAACTCTCAGTCAGAAGATCGGCGAGTTGGAGAGGCAGAAGGGCTACTGGGAAAACCTGTACCGTGAAAGTTCGATTGAACGCTCGCTGCAAGATGCAGCCGTTGTTCACGGTGCATGTCGCCCGGAGCAGATTGTCACGCTATTGCGAGGACAAACAAAATTGGTGCAGGATGTGGATGAGACGACCGGCAAGCCGAGGGAGACATACCAGCCGAAGGTTGAGATGTCTGGTGTTGATCCTCAGACTGGCGAGGGCGTCACATTGGTTCTGACTCCGCATGAGGCTGTGAAAAGGATGTCAGAATTACCGGATATTTATGGCAACTTGTTCAAAGTCAATGTTGTCAGTGGTATCGGGGGCGGTATGAACACCGGCGGCGCGCCGGGTAGCGGACGAGTTGATGTGAGGAAATTGACCCCACAGCAATATCGTGAACTCCGAGAAAAAGACCCCGAAAAACTCGGCTTACGTCGTAAGGGACGGCGCTAACAAATCGGGGGTTGACGAAGGGTGCAATAAGTTTTGCACCCAGGTTGAAAACCCATCTTTTGTGGAGAAAACACAATGAAGTCTTTTTACATGTGCAAGGGCCAAGTTGGCTGTTTTGCAAACGACAACGACGCCTATATTCCTGAGCAATGGGCACAGGAAGGTTTGGCGATTCTGGAAGAGAACATGGTCATCGCAAGTCTCGTTCACCGAGATTTCGAGGACGAGATTCGGAACTTCGGCGACGTGGTGAATACCCGGAAGCCCGGAACGTTCCGTATTAGCCGTAAGAAGGACGGCACGACACTGACACAGCAAGACGCAAGCGCGACGAATGTGCCAGTGGCGCTCGACCAGTGGTTCTACACCTCCTTCGTCATCAAGGACGGCGAAGCCAGCAAGGCTTTCCAAGACCTCGTTGACATCTATCTGCGTCCTGGTATGCAGTCGATTGCTCGCGCTATCGACCGCGCCGTGCTTGGCCGTGTTCACAATTTCATCCTCACCCCCGCTAAGCGATCTGGCAAACTGCAAGGTTTGACGGGCACGAACGCGAAGGACTACGTGTTGGAAGTGCGCGAAATTCTGAGCAACAACAAGGCTCCGACTGACGGGCGTGTTTTGGTTCTGGCTCCTTCGAGTGAAACTGCTCTGCTCAAGACCGACATGTTCGTTAAGGCGAACGAGCGCGGTGATGGTGGGACAGCTTTGGAAACGGCCGTTCTTGGCCACATCCTTGGCTTCACGACCTATATGGATCAGAACGTGAACAGCGTCAGCAAGTCGTCTATGTACGGTCAGTACACGGAAGGCACTATCACTAGCGCTCTTGCGGCTGGTGGCAGTGGCTCGCAAGCCTGCACCCTGGCTCGTGTGGCTGTGGACGGTGAGTACCTGACTGTGGCTGGCAACGATCAGCCGACCTACATCACTGCTTGCACAACTGGCGGTGGCGCGACGACAGCGGTGACTTTGAACGAGGCCAACAAGTACGCGACGGATGCTCTTGCAGTTCTGACGAACTATGAAGCATGTGCTGTCAAGGGCAACTATCTCACTGGCTATAGTGAAGCGGTTGTTCTCGATGGTTGGACCGTTGCTCCGGCAGTTGGTCAGTTGGTTGCGTTTGGTGTGAGCACTGCTCGCAAGGTTTACACCGTGATCGAAAGTTGGCTGTCGGCGACTGGCGAACAGTCTGTGATTCTTGATCGTCCATTGGAAGGCACTGTTGGTGCCAACGCCATCATTGACAATCAAGCGGCTTTCCCTGGCCCCGCTGGCGTGTTCAATCTCGCTTTCCATCGGGACGCTTTGGCGCTCGTCACACGTCCTCTGGCCACTCCGAGTGCTCAGATGGGCGTCATGTCTCATGTTGGCGCTTACAACGGTATCGCCATGCGTGTGACAATGCAGTACGACATTCAGGAGGGTGGCACGGTTGTCAACCTTGACATCCTGGCTGGTGTTGCTGTGTTGGATACGGATTTGGCCGTGGTTCTGCTTGGCTAACCAAACGGTTGCTGTTTTGTAATGGTCTGCCCTCCCCAGAATAACCTGGGGAGGGCGGGTCTTCAGTGAAGTTATCAACCGGGAGGTGCGCAATGGATTGGGACATAGCTTTACAAGTAGTGAAGCAATACGGACCATTGGTTTTGGTCCTGGCATTTTTGCTGGCTCAAGGCTGGATGCGTGAGTGTCGTCTTTCTAGTCGAATCAATAAGCTGGAAGACGAACAGCGAAAAGTTCTGTTGCCGCTCGTGAAGAAGTGTACACACGTCATAACAAAGAACACTCTCATCATGCGGCGGCTGGAACAGACTTTGGACGAACGTTGGACTCAGAAGACACGGACACCAGAGTAAACAATGGCAACCTCGCCACACGAATACTTTCTGAAACGGCAGATGCAAGTAGCGCTTTACTCGTTAAAGCGCCAGTACGGCGGGCCTATTGTCATCTATCGACTGTTAAATTCGGCAGTGGACGATGAAACCGGGGAAGTGACGACGAACACTTTATCTTATCGAGTGTACCGTGCGATTATCTTACCGGCGACAATGACCCGCGAGTTACTAAAAGACCTTGCATCAACACCTGCGATCAAACAGTTGATGGCCGGTGGCGGTTATGATCGAAGTCGTCGTGTGTTTATTGTGGATCGTCGTGATGTCAGAGACCTGACGATTAGTTTAGAAGACTGGTTGGTGTGGAATGGAGGCAAGTTTCAATTTGAGAAAATTGAAGAATTGGAGTTTGATACCGGATGGGTTATCACGGGTCACGTTCTCTTGGGCGAAACCGAACTTGAAACAGGGCTACAACAATCTGTTGACGCCGCTGATGCGATTATGGTAACGTCTGACGTAGACAGTGAGGTGGCGTAATGTCGGCAAATCCTAATTGGGCTCGTTGGATATTCGCTTCCTTATCGAAGTATCTGAAGCAAGTTGCCTCAGACAACTCGATACCGGCCATGACCGAAGGTGTTGATACTCGAACGGATGCGATCTTAAAACAACCAGACCACGTGGAGATTGCGATAACAGGACCTTACATTCGTGAGGTCTCGCACAATTATTACCATACGAAGGTGGGTGTGCGTATCTTGATTCTCAGTCAAATGGGAACAGATAATCGTTATGCTCCACAGCGTATTGCAGGCTTGTTTCAGGAAGCGTTGGATGGAGCTATCGCAACGTATCGGTATGGAAACTTACCGGAGGATGATGGAACCTTGCTCGGATGCTTGTCGGCGTTGAATGGATCAAATGATGCAGTCCGTGTGATGCACTTTGGTCAGATTAGCCCGACCGAAGGGTTACGGCAGTCAATGGTTGACTGTTGGTATGAAATGGAGTTGCAGAATAATACTTAACAACCCCTAACAAGGAGAACATAAACATGGCAAGAATTGAACTACGCGATTGTACGATCCGGTTCAAGGACGGTCTGAGTGGCGTGGCTGCTTTGACAGCGACTCCGCCAGTTGCGACCGATGTTGATATGGACGTTGACTCAATCGTTTTGAATACGGCCGACACTGATCTGATTCCTGTTGGTGCTCGTTTCACCGTCGCTGGCGAGACAGCTTCTACTACGATTCACACAGTGACGGCTCGGACACCAGCATCGACAAGTCCAACAACCAACGTGGTCTTTACGCCCGCGCTTGGTGCTGGCACGTATGCTGAGGACGGTGTTGTGACTTTCATGCCTCAAATTCTCGAAATCAAGATTGGTGACGGTAATCTTACCTACACCGAACACCGCACCTACGAGTATATGCTCGACCGTGGTGATCTTGATACCGTGCGTGAAGGCAATGAAGTCCCACTGGATGTCAAGTTGGAATGCACCTATGAGCATATCACGACGGGCACATCGGAAACGATTAGCCCGATGGACGCGCTCAAGGGCATCGGTGAGGCTGCGGAATGGGTCAGTTCCTCGTCTGACCAGTGCGAACCGTATGCTATCGACGTGGAGGTCGAGCATAATCCGCCTTGCGGAACGTCACAGACTGAGATTACTTTGTTCCCAGACTTCCGTGCTGAGACCAAGGAAATCAATTTCAAGGAAGCAACCATCGCACTTACTGGTAAGTGCAATGTTGTCGAACCAACAGTGACACGCGAGTAGTAGTGTTACTTTTCAAGCCGATGCCAGGATGGAGTCCTGGCATCGGTGTCTTTCACTCTTGAGGGAGATGAACAATGAGAATTGGTGGAATTGATCCGAAAACTTTGTCAACCGAAGTTACTTTGGTTCTACCTCGTGGCGAGGATCAGAACATCGTTTTTGTGGCACGTGGCCTACCTGACATGGAAGCGTTTAACGCCTTGTGCCCTCAACCCAAACCGCCGGGAAAACAAACCCGAGACGGTTTCGTGCCGATGGACAATGACCCGACGTACCAGCAAGTTCTTGGCGAATGGGCTAAGAAACGTCTCGGCTACATGGTCATTCATTCGCTGGTCCCGAGCGGGATCGAATGGGATACCGTCGATCCGAATAATCCCAAGACATGGCAGAATTGGGAAAAGGACCTGCGTGATAGCAACTTGAGTGACATCGAAGTCAATCGAGTGCTTGCTCTGGTGATGGAAGCCAATGCTCTTGATGAAGCGAAACTGCGGAAAGCCCGCGAGGTTTTTCTTGCTGGTCAGGGGAAAATGCCAGTAGACACCTCTGGCCAAGTTTCCGAACAGGCGAGTACGTAATCTGGCAAGCCTGTCGTTACTTTGGCGTACATCCTCCCGGTGTCAAAGAACACTGGGAGGATTGCGGCACGGATACGCAGGCTTTGATGATTGCTTGCTATCAGACTGGTATTCACGACGATGAGGATTGGCAGATGAAGTTAGCCGGAGCAAATCCAACTGGCGCAACGCCACCGCCACTGCCTAAGTCGCGTTAAGGACTCTAACTGTGAAATTCACGTTCAAATACTTTTGCCCTAAACTGGACTTCGATGCGTATAAAAAAGCACTCGACAAACAGATGCGGGAGATTGTAGCACAGGGACTTGAAGCATGGTTGATGGTCACGACTGTCGAGGTTCCATTGTGGAGTGGTGCTTCGCGTGCTACGTTTGTAAAAGTGGGCCAATTGATTGACCATACTGTTGCGACGAGTGGAGGGTCGGCACCATTTAACAGGGCGGGCACGGGACTTGCAATGAGCACGGGGGAAGGACTCGACCCAAGTGAGATGGAGAGGGGATTGTACGTGTTTACGTATGGAACAACGCTCCCGTGGCTCCTCGTGAATGAGTATTATAACGCCAATGACTGGGGTTTTCATCTCACGAATCCAGGTCCCTATGAGTTTCAAGTAAAGGCGAGAGCAGCTTTTCTTCATGCAACGAAGATGGCAAGTCTACCAAAAGTAGCACCATTCATTCGTAAACAAGTTGTCAGGTAGTACGTGGTAGTACGTGGTAGCACATAGTAGTGTGGTGACGCATGGCTGACGAAATTGTCAATAAACTTGGATTCGACGTACAAGATGCGCTGTCTGCGCTTCAGAAGTTGGATAGTCAACTTCAATCGTCGGCCTCGTCTTTCTCCGCGCACGCGGGCGCTATGCAGTCGTGGAACTCGACTGCACAGACGGCCCTAGCCACGATGCGGGAGATGGCTACGTTGGCGTCCAAGATGACACTTCCAACCGTGGGCGGCGCTGCGACCGCGACTTCGGCTGCTTCTGCGTCCGTGGCAACGCCTGAAACATTGTCCCGCATACAAAGTGCCATCGCCTTGACAAGTCAATACGGCGGAAAAGTTTCTGTCGTCGGCGACCAACTCCGTATGACCGGGATGAAGGGTGAAGAAGCACTCAACCGGGCAAACAATGCGGCGAAGAATTTCTCTATCTCGCTTTCGATGCTTGGTCGTATTGTCGTCACACAGATGATCGTGCGTGCTCTTTCGCAGGTGCGGCAGGCACTTTCAGATGCCACAGAATCAGCGATTGATTTCCAGCGACAGATCGCTGAGATTTCGACTATCGCTCCGGTTACGGCGTCATTCCAAACCCTCTCTGACGAAGTTGCAGAGATGTCGAAGAAATTCAACATTCCCCTGCCACAAGTGGCGGAGGGTTTGTATGAGACAATTTCCGATCAGTTTACCACTGTGACGGAACGCAACAATATCATGCAGGCAGCGATGAAGTTGTCGCGCGTCGCTGTTATGGATTTAGGTAGCTCCGTCGAGTTGTTGACTGGAACTCTCAATGCGTATGGCATGTCTTCGGATCAAGCAGCGACCGTGGCTGCGAAATTCTTCCGAACGATTGAGTTGGGGCGCGTTCGTGGAAAGGAGTTGTCCGACACGATTGGCCAAGTGATCCCAATTGCCGCTCAGTTGAAGGTCTCCTTGGATGAAGTCAACTCTGCCTACGTGTCGATGACGATTGGTGGTCTTGACGCTCATAAAGCCGCAACCGGTTTGCGTCAGGCAATGGTTGCGATCATCAAACCTTCGGAAGAGATGAAGAAGACGATGCGAAGTATGGGTTTCACGGACCCAGAACAGATGATCGCTGCTAAAGGTCTCATTGGTTCCTTTGAAGGAATTACGAAGGCATCTCACGGGATGGCTGGTGAGATTGGTGAGAATGTGCGAAACATTCGCGCCATGACGGCTGTTTTGAGTTTGGGTCGAGATGAGGCTGAGAAGTATAAAGCGGCCCAGGAGGTCATGGCAAAGACAACGGCCGATACGCTGGACCAGATATATGAACAATTCACAAAGATGCCTGCTGAAAAGCTGACATCGAACATCAACTCTCTCCGAGTCACACTGACACGTGATTTCGGTAACATGATTGTTGAGACTCTTGGAAACATGATGCAGTGGATTGGCGGCGCTGATCGAATGGCGGCTGCGATCCAAGGTCTTGCTTCGGCGGCAATGATATTGATTCCGGTATTGGGCGCTTTGGCTATTGCCGCAATGGCTGCGACCGCTGGACTCGGCCCACTAGGAATCGCTTTGGGTGCCATTACAGTGGCAGCCATGACCTACGCAGGTGCATCTACTTACTTGAGTGCGATGGAACTTGCCGCAATCCGAAAGAATGCCCAAGAGCGCAGGCAAGCATTGATTGACGAACTCCGCGATGACGCCGCGAAACGACAACAACGCATTGATGACTTGAAGAAACAGCAACGCGATGAGTTGAAGGAGTGGGAAAATGGGATGTCGGAGATTCGTAAGAAGCACTTTGACCTCCTCGATAAACTGAAAGAAGATAACAAGGTTCTGATAGACGACGCACGCGAAACGATGTCTTCGCTGATTGAGTCGCAGGAACGGGTCGTCTCGGCTTATCGAAATGCCGCCAAGGCGCAGGCGGACGCATCACGCCACGCACACGAGGAACAGGTCAATGGCGAAGCGGCGTATGCTGACGCTGTTTTCACGTTCCAACAACGAAACAAGGACGCCTATGAGAAGACTATTGCTGCGCAGGGTCGTTCGCGGCAATTGACGAACGAGGCTGTTGCGAAGATGCGGGAGGCGAAGACGCCCGAGGACGTTGCGGCGGCACAGGCTATTCAACAACGTGCAGACGCATTCGCTCAAGAGGCCGCTCAACAGGCACAAGCTACGGGGGATACACGTCTTCAAGAAGACGCCGAGCGGAACATTCTTTCGATCATGTTACAAAAGAATGGGGCACAAAAAAAACTCTCGGCTATCATGGCACAAGCCTCTATGAAGACAGCCCGTGAGGCGGCTCAAAAGCAGAAGGACCTTGACGATAGCCGTGTTCTGATGAAGCAGATTTTGTCTGATCTTCAATCTTTCGACAAGGAAGGTCCGAAAGACCCGTTGAAACTGCAACAACAACGCGAACGACTGCAAGAAAATCTTTCACGTCTGTTGAAATTGGCTCCCCCAACTGACATATCTCAGATGCTTTCGGTTGACAAGTTGCAACAACGTGTGCAACTGGCAATGGAAGGCGGTGTTTCAAAGACACAGATACGTGAGTTGATGGCGTTGCCAGCGGCAATCAAGGCGTTACACGATCAAATTGAGACGGGTGTTGGTCCGATCACGATTGCGATTAAGACAGCGGAGACGCAGTTGCCTGAACGTCTACGGAAGGAACTCGCTGGACTTCCGGCGGAGCAACGATATGGCATCTATAGCCGTGAGATGGCAAGCGGCATGGAAGCTATATCGGGCTACGAAGAGTTGATTGGCCAGATTGCTGATTATAACAAGTCGTTGATCCGAACGAATAAAAATGCGAAAGAAAGTCTCGCGGAAGCGGGAAAGAAAATTCAAGAGATTGCTCAAGGTGGGCCAAAACTTTCGGACCTGTTTAATCCACGGTGGAAGGAAGACCGCGAAGACTTGTCTCGCCAGATGGCACGTCAAGGTAGCGAATTTATGCGGGCTGCACAAGCCTTCACGAAGATCGCGCCCGAAAAGACCACTGAAAAGGATTTCCTGCAACTCAAGAAGTCGTATGAGAAGTATCTGGATTCGGTGAAGCCTCCAAAGGAGTTGAAGGCACAGTACGACCAGTTTATGCAGGACGCAGGCGCGCAAGCGGATGCAGCTAAGAAGGCAATGCAGTTACAGCAAGAGTTGCCTCGCGCGAAAGCTAAGGCCACGGAAGCCCAAGAGATACAGCGGATTCTTCAGGAGTTGAAGAACTCGGCGACACAGGCTGTTCAACCCATAGACCAAGGCAAGTCGGCGGCTGCCGCTGCGGCAAGTTCGTTGTCGCAAGTCGCACAACTTGATATGAGTGGATTGGTGAATCAGATTAGCGCTGCGGCGGCGCAGATGTGGAGTCTTGCAAGTGCTTCACGCTCTGTGAAGACTCCATCGGCGACAGGGACGGAGTACGCGGCCCGAGGTGGCAGGATTGGTCGATACCTCGCGGCCGGTGGCCCGGCTGGCACGGATGTGATACCAGCTTGGCTTTCAAAAGGTGAATTTGTAATGAACGCGGGAGCAACACAAAAGTTTGCTTCTCAGTTGATTGCGATGAACGCCGGTGTTCAACCCGTCTATCGTAATGACGGTGGCAACGTAACAACGAGCATCGGTGATATTAACGTCACGGTCCAAGGCGGCGATACGGGTCGCCAAACGGCCAAGTCTATCGCGTCCGAACTAAATCGGCTTGTACGGCGCGGTGTAGTAACTCTAAAGTAGAGGAGATTACCCATGAGTGTTGATCGTTTGTCGATCCGAGAGGGCGCGGCGTGTGAGTTAGTACCCGCCGCGAGTTCCGATGAAGCTGTTACACAACGGTTTCGCCTTCGTGATTTAATCAATCCGAAGGGTCGTTTTGTTGTGGAACATTGGCGCAATGGTGAAATGATTGGTCGCTATGAGGCACCCAATCTGATTACCAACCAAGGCAAGAACAAGTTGCTGGATGTCATGTTCCACGCTGCAACCCAGATCGCCACGTGGTATCTGTTGCTGATTGATGGGGCCGGTTCACCGACGCCTGCGGCTGGTGATACGTATGCACAAATCAACGGCACCAATGCCTGGGACGAGTGGGACGACTATGATGAGGCAACTCGTCAAGAGTGGACAGAAGGTGCATCGGCGAGCCAGTCGATTACCAATGCCTCACCAGTCGTGTTCACAATTAGTGCCAGTGGATCGGTGTATGGCATTGCGTTGGTTGGTGGCGGTACTGCTCCTGCCACAAAGAATGATGCCGCCGGTGGCGGTACTCTGTGGAACGGAGCCCAGTTTAGTTCGGGCACCGTGACTGTTGCGGACAATGACCAGTTGAAGGTCACGTATACAGTCAGTGCGTAACAAGGAATTGCAAGGGTCTCTCCCTCGCCAAGGTCGGGCCGAGTTTCGGCTCGGCTCGGCCTGTTTTCTCTTTTTAACGAGGTGCTGCCATGCTTCTGTGGATAGATGGTTTTGATAATTACGGCACAAGCACAGGTGTCGCGCCGCAACCTGCGGGCGTAATGACACGCAGGTATCCTCGTATCATGTATGAGGACACACGTTTCGAGGTTGAGACTGGTCGCCTCAGTGGGTATGCAATACAATTGATTGCCGACACGGCGGGATGTTTTTCGCCTGGACCTTTGACAACTGACGCAACAATGGTTGTCGGAGTGGCGTTGAAGTTTGGTGCTTTGGTTAATACGGATGGACTCGTGCGATTTTATGATGGCGAAACCCTTGGAGTGAATTTACGCTTGACATCGGCCGGTGAATTGGCCGTGTACCGAGGAACGACTGTGTTGGGGACAACTAGCGGTCTAGGTTTACAAATCAACACGTGGTACTACGTGGAACTAAAGGTGCTTTGCAACGATACGACGGGGACGTATGAAGTTCATGTTGGCGGCGTGAGTGTTTTGAGCGCAACAGGTGTCGATACAAAGGCCGGTTCAAATGCCTATCACACTACGTTCTGGATTTTTGGATGTGGTTCGCTTTGCAATCCGTATTTCGACGACTTATATTGTCTTGACGGCTCGGGGTCAGCAAATAATGATTTTCTCGGAAACATGCGTGTTGTGACATTGCGACCTAATTCGGACGGCGACTCGTCTCAGTTTACCCCGAGTGCGGGAAGCAACTATACCTGTGTCGATGAGGTTGCGTTGAACGATAATACTGATTACGTGGAGAGCGGGACAACAGACAACAAAGATTTGTACAATTATGAAAACACATCGCTCACAACAATTGCCGGTGTCGCCGTTTGCACGGATTGCCGTGAGACGGACGCCGATAACATGGATTTGAAGATTGTGTGCAAATCTGGTGACACAGAAAGTGACGGCACCGCGATTCCCGTGCAGACATCGAGTTTCATAACGAAACAACGTCTCTTGGAAACGGACCCAAATACGTCGGCGGCATGGACTCCAACGAATTTGAACGCCGCACAGTTTGGCGTTAAGGTAGGATAGGAGGTGGACTATGCTTCTTTGGGCTGATGGCTTTGAAAACTATGGAACCTCGGGCACGCCCACGCCTTCGGGCGTGATGTCGCGCAAGTATACCACTAATCTTGACGGCACTTACGGCATCTCCACTGGACGTTTCGGCGGATACTGTTTCTACATGACATGGAACAGCGGAGTTTATATTCAGACTCCGGCGTTGACAACCGACGCAACAATAGTTGTTGGCTTGGCAATAAAATTCCCCAAGTATTACAACTATAATTATCAATTTCTCAGTCTACTTGACGGTGCGACTTGGGGAGTGAATTTTTGGATCACACCTGTCGGGGAGATTGAGATTTATCGTGGCGGCACTTTACTCGGAACAACGAATGGCGCTAACATACGTCAGACAAAATGGTATTACATTGAAATCAAAGTGAAATGCGACGATAGCACAGGTACGTATGAAGTTCGCGTTGGCGGTGTGACGGTTGGAAGTGGCTCTGGTCTGGATACGAAAGCTGGCTCAAATGCCTACCATGATCGGGTTCGTATCGTCTGTGGCGCTCGTAATCATACATATTACGACGACTTCTACGTGTGCGACACATCAGGTTCTTTGAACAATGATTTTCTTGGTAATGTAAAAGTTGTCACAATGAGACCGGACTCGGCGGGTGATACGACTGAGTTTACACCGAGCGCCGGAAGTAATTATGCGTGTGTCGATGAGGCTGTCGCCAATGACGACACGGATTACGTGAGCGATGCCACAACCGATCATAAGGACCTTTACAATTATGGCGCGTCAACATTGAACAGCATCAAAGGCGTCGTGGTTTGCACAGATTGTCGGCAATCGGACGCCACTGCGTTTAGTTTGAAGACTCCATGTAAGTCAGGCGCGACGGAGAATGATGACTCGGCTCAGTCTATTGGAACGACGAGTTATGTGACGAAACAACGTGTGTTAGAAACTGATCCAAATACATCAACAACGTGGACATTGACGGATTTGAATGCTGCGCAGTTTGGTGTCAAAGTTGGTTAGGAGGTGCGATATGCTTCTGTGGCTCGATGGTTTTGAAGATTACGGGACATCTGGCAACTTTCTGCCGACCGGCGTACTCGGACGAAAGTACGGGGTTGGTATACCGCAAGCTGGCTACTCGGGAATAAGTACCGGCCGATTTGGGACCGGCTACTGTATGTATTGGGCATACGACGGCTCTACATATATCCAAACACCCGCCTTGACGACCAACGATACGTTGATTATCGGCGTAGCTGTGAAATTCCCGCGCATGTATGATGAAGGCGCATTTATGGTTTTGTATGATGGAGCGACGGCGGGCGTGAATTTTCGTTTCCGTGCCACTGGTGAAATCGCTGTTTATCGTGACAGCACGTTATTGGGCACAACGTCAGGTGCGAGTATGCGTCCTGGTATTTGGTACTTTGTTGAGTTTAAGATCAAATGCAACGATAGTACAGGTACGTATGAAGTTCGCATCGGTGGAGTGACGGTGGGAAGCGGCACGGGTCTCGATACGAAATCTGGCTCAAATGCCTACCATGACCGGGTTCGTATTACGGCCACGTCGCTGAACTATTCATACTACGACGATTTTTATATTTGCGACGCATCGGGAGCCGCAAACAACGACTTTCTCGGGAATGTTAAGATTGAATCCTTGCGACCAAATGCGGCCGGTGACTCGACTCAACTTTCACCGAGCGCTGGAGACAACTATACGTGCGTCGATGACGCCATAGCAAATGATGACACAGACTATGTAGAGGACGACACGACGGATCAAAAAGACCTCTACAACTTTGGCGCGACAACATTGACGACAATCAATGGCGTGATTGCGTGGGTTGATTGTCGAGAAACAGACGCAGATAATTTTAGCGTCAAGATTCCGTGCAAGTCGGGGGCAACAGAGAGCGATGACACGGCACAGTCCGTGGGAACCCCTAGTTATGTGACGTTTAAGAGGGTGTTAGAGACTGATCCTAATACCGCTGCCGCCTGGGCCACGGCTGATTTGAATGCGGCGCAATTTGGTATTAAGATCGGTTAGCGACGTGAGGTGAGAGAATGTCGCTCCGAGTAACCCGACAATACGTAGATTCGCTTGGCGATGGCGCGGGGAAACTGCGCGCCACCCGTCAGTATGTTAATGCTGTCGGGAGTCCTGACGGTCAACTCCGCACTACACGCGAGTATGTAAATGCGGTCGGCGGCGTGATTGGTCAGATTCGAGTCTCACGTCAATTTGCGGAAACACTGGGTGGCGCTGCCGGTGCGATTCGTGTTTCTCGTCAGTATGTTGACGTTCTCGCTGTCGTCGAAGAAGGCATCTCGGCGAGTGTAACTGATCTTCTGACTGTGAGTGAATTAGCCGAGTGCCTGATTGAGCACGCGGGAGTATCCACGAGTGATACTCTGACTCTTAGTGAGAGTGTCGGACTTGGCGGCAGTATCTACAATCGGCAAGCATCGGATTCTCTCAGTCTGACTGAAGTTGCAAGCGCCACTGGGTTATCTGTGGCAGTGACAGATTCGTTGAGTCTGTCTGATTTGGCGCAGATGACAATTGATCGTGCGCTTAGCGCCTCGGATACGATCACGTTTGCTGAAGGTGTGTTGCAGCATCGCTTCGTATATCCTACTGTCACTGACACGCTGAGTCTAACAGATGAGGCTATTTGTAGCCTAGCGAAACTTGCAATAGATACACTTTCGCTTTCTGAGTCGGCTGTTGCAACAATTGACCGCATGTGCTTTGCGTCGGATACGTTGACTGTAGTTGACGCAATCGTCACGTATGATCTTGTTCTCTACAAAAATACATCCGATAATCTTAGTCTGAGTGACATAGCAGATGGCGTCGTTGTCAAAGAGCGGACGTGTGATGACACTCTCTCGTTGTCGGAAGTAGCCGATGTTGATGTTACAAAATTCGCAGTCGATACGCTGAGTTTATCTGAGTTGGCAGTAGCCACGGCGGATCGTCCTGGGATTTGTTCTGATGTAATCACCCTGGGTGAAGTAGCCTCCTTGACTAGCGTGTTCGAGCGTAATGTCACTGAGTCTTTGACACTGGGTGAAGTTGTCGTTTCGAGTGTCGAAAGAATTTGCGAGGCATCAGACACCTTGAGTCTGAGTGAAGAGTCTATTGGCGAGCATTGCCGTGCTGTCGCCGATACACTCACACTAAGTGAAGACGTTGATGTTGAAATTATCCATGCCGTTGACGATGTACTGAGCCTCAGTGACGTGGCGGTGGCCAGTTGCGTGCGTTACCGACATGCTCAAGATCAGATCACGACCTTGACTGAATCTGTGTGGCCCGGTTTCCAACGGCTTGATGCGTCGGACTCTTTGCAGACGATTCGGACCACGTATGATCCCGTCACACTTGAACCGATCATCACGTATGAAGGACTCCGAGATGAGGCGACTGCTTCGGTTGTTAAGTTTGAACCAAAGCTGGTCGAAGACCATCTTTCGTTTGCGGAAGAAGCAACTTGTATACGCATACGCGCTGATGCTATAGCCGTCTACGCGACAGATACGATTAGTCTGTCGGATGCAGCGTACAATAGCATCGTTTTAGATGCTGACGACACAATCTCACTGACAGAGGAAGCAACTGTCGTTCCGTCGATTCTGACGGAAGATGAACTTGAACTCACAGACGAAGCTACATGTAGCCTTGTTCGGAATCTTGCGGCGTCGGATTCAATTGAGTTGAGTGAGTCACTTGCATGGTACAATCGGCTGGAAGACTGTATTTGGGTCTACCATCCGTTCGTTGGCACCGGAGCAGCAGGCGCACCGACACCACCACCGGAAACACTGACGGGACCGATGCCCGGTATCACAGCCCCATTCCAACTGGTCTATCCAGCGACGGGCGTTGTGACGGATTCCGTGACACTGTGTTCTCCGAACCTTGGGAACCGCGATCAACTTGTTTTCAATCGAATCCTACGTGAGACCCGTGGTGGTACGACAATTAGTTTTGCTGACCCAATATGGCCAAAAGTCCAAACACATGTTTTGAATTTCTCAGGACTCACGCGGGACGAGGCACAGGACCTTCTCGATTTCTTCACGGATCATCTCGGCGTTGAAGTCGGTATGATCGACTGGGAACAACGTTACTGGCGAGGCATCATTGTAACGCCTGAAGACCCGATCATTGAAGATAGTTTCAATAATTACTCAGCGAGTTTCAACTTTGAAGGCGCGTTGGATGAAACATGGTCGCCACAGGCAATCCCGTGGATTCCAGGTACTCCTCTGCGGCGGATTCGACATGATTACGAATCGTTGAATCCTGCTGAACCAGAACCGCCAGAAGAGATGCCGGATGATGCGTTTAATGCTGAGGCCGATAGTACGATGCTTGCTGGCACTCCTGTCTATGTGAAATCAAATGGACACATTGATGCTGCAAAGGCGGACGTTTTACCTGCCTCCGGCGCGATTGGTTTGCTGTACGCGGATGTAAGCGCCGGGCACACAGGATATTACCTGACAGAAGGCCGAGTTACAAGAACAAATTGGACACTCATCACTGGGACCGATTTATTGACTCCGGGTGAGATGTATTTTATATCAGCCGCAACGGCCGGGCGTCTAGTGACGACGGCTCCAACCAGTGGCTACGTGGTGCGTGCGGCGCGCGCTACGTCCACACAAACGTTAGACATTGAGGTTGAAGAACCGATTCGTCTTTAAGAGAAAGGGTGCTAAGATGGCGTTAAAGAAACCGCTGGTGCTCGGTACTGACGGGCTTATTGAGAGGATTCAGGACGGGGACTTCATTGACCCGGCATACGGGGCTACTGGCCCCACAGGGCCGCAGGGCGAGACCGGGGCCACTGGCCCAACAGGTCCCGCCGGGGCCACCGGCCCAACTGGTCCAGATGGGGCGACAGGTCCCACCGGCCCGGATGGGGCCACTGGCCCGACAGGCCCGGACGGGGCGACAGGCCCGGACGGTGCCACCGGCCCAACAGGACCGGATGGGGCTACTGGCCCCACAGGGCCGCAGGGCGAGACCGGGGCCACTGGCCCAACTGGTCCCGCTGGGGCAACAGGTCCCACCGGCCCAGACGGGGCCACTGGCCCGACAGGTCAGATGGGGGCCACTGGCCCGACAGGCCCGGACGGGGCGACAGGCCCAGACGGTGCCACTGGCCCGACAGGACCGGACGGTGCGACTGGCCCCACAGGTCCGCAGGGTGAAACTGGGGCCACTGGCCCAACAGGACCAGACGGAGCCACAGGCCCAACAGGACCAGATGGAGCCACAGGCCCAACAGGCCCGGATGGGGCCACCGGCCCGACAGGTCCAGATGGGGCTACCGGACCTACTGGACCTACCGGACCAACAGGTGCCAGCGGAGTTGACGACGTTGCCAAGGTAAATGACAATGCCGGTTCGATTGTGATTTGCGCTCCGGTTTATGTCAAGTCTAATGGACACATTGACAAAGCCAAGGCTGATGCCGTGGGGACGACTGAGGTGTTGGGACTTGTCTCTGATGTGTCAATTCCGACAACTGAGAGTGGGAACGTTCGTTTTGGTGGTGTGTTGACGGCGACCACGACCCAGTGGGACGCTGTGGCTGGAACAACTGGCGGGTTGTCGGCTGGCTCGATTTACTTTTTGAGTGAAACGACAGCCGGTGAAATTACCGCAACACCTCCCGATGGCTCGGGCGAATATCTCGAACGACTTGGAAAGGCACTCAGTACAACTGAACTACAGTTGAACATCATGCCTCCAATTCGATTGTAGCAAGATTTGTGGGCGGTGCGAGTAGATCGAGACATTCGATCTACTCGCCTGCCACATTGACAGAGGTAGACGAATGGCACTCCGTGTAACACGACAATACGCAGATTCGCTCGGTGACGGTGCAGGTAAACTGCGCGCCACACGCCAGTACGTTAATACTGTTGGCCCCGGCGTCGGAAAACTTCGTGCCACTCGTCAGTACGTGAATGGAGTTGGCCCTGGTGTTGGCGCGATTAGAGTTTCCAGACAATTTGCGGACGCCCTCGGGGCCAGTGATGGGAAGCTACGTGTTTCACGTCAGTATCTTCAAGTGTTGGCCTCGGCCGACACAAATGTTATTAACGTGGATACCGCTGATGTTGTAAGTCTCAGCGAGCAAACAGAACGAGTCTATCCACATTACAAGCCTATCGTAATCGAAGCGGGAGCAGAACGTCGTTTTACGACGGGCGACCAATTTGAGATTCCACCCTTCCTGTTCCCAATTAAGGATGGCGTTTCGGGTGAGGTTCTGGAAACTGATGGCACCGGTAAGTTAGCTTGGGTAGCAAAGGGCCAAGAGGCTACGGCCAGTCGCCTTATCAATGGTGGCTTTGATTTCTTTCAGCGACAAACTCCGGCTACATTGACATCTCGAACGGACGACACGTATGGACCGGATCGTTGGGCGGTACTCACACAAAGTAACTCCGTGCAGGTCGCACGAATAGCTGGCGCTGCATATTCTGCGTGGCAGTGTAGGATGAAGCAACATCAAACATTGGCACAGCGTATGGGACTCTTGCAGATTGTTGAATACAACAATTCAAAATCACTGCGAGATGGCATCGTCGGTTTTCAAGCAACTCTCACTTCGAGTGTGACACAGACCGTTCGCTACGCGGTTCTCGAATGGACGGGGACGGCAGATACCGTTACAAGTGATGTTGTGAATAGTTGGACGAGTGTACTTTACACTCCGGGCAACTTCTTTTTAGGATCGAATTTGGTGGTAACAGCCATCGGTTCAACTGTGCTCACGGCAGGTGTGGCAACTGATGTCCGTTTGTCTGGGACTATAAGTGCTTTATGTAACAATGCTATTGTTTTCATTTGGACCGAGAATGTGGTGGCGAAGGATACAACATTGGACGTTGCAGAAGTCGGATTGTATCCACAGGCCGCTGACTATGAACAAGACTGGAAACCTCGTTTCTATGGCGACGAATTAGCACTCTGTCAACGGTACTATGAGAAGAGTTACAATGTCGATATTGCACCTGCCACTGCAACACGAACAGGTGCCTTTGGTAGTTGTAGTCGTGACGCATGGTGGGTCGAGAATTTCATGGTTCGGTATGCTACGACCAAACGAATAAGTGTGTCGCCGACTTTATACTCGCCCTATAACGGTGAGGCTGGGCATAGTGGCGAGTATAACACGGTTCAAGTGTTCAACGCGAATCGCGCGTTGCAGATTATTGAAGTTGGAATGAATGGTTTTGGGATCGCGTCTGGTGCCGGTGATTTCAATATCTACGACGTTCAGTGGTTCCAATGGATCGCCGACGCAGAATTGTAGAGGTAATCAATGTTTCGACTTGAAGCTCCATACCCTCTGTTGCAGACGACAACTGCGCTTCCCAATCCGCAATTCAGCGATCAAGAAGCGCTGCTTGTGACGGTAACTCGTAAGTTGGCGATGGATGGCACTCGGTACACTTATGTGAAGACACGTGGCGGGCGTCGGAAACTCAAGTGGAATTTCAAATTGAGTCGTCCAAAGGGTTTGGAGTTGAGGGCGTTTATTTTTTCGTACTTTGCGTCGAAGATTCGGATAGTCGATCACAATGATCGCGTCTGGATTGGCAACTTTTTGAATAATCCATTTGAATTTGAAACAACAGAACGTGCAGCACCGGCGATCAATCCCATGCCTCGTGGCGAGACGCAAGTGATTGACATTGAATTTGAGGGAGAGGAGCAGGTATAATGCGAACTATATCAGCAGCAGGACTTGCGAAGCTGGCACAGACCCACGGAACCGAACCCGTTCTACTTCTCGAAGTAGACTGGGCCGATGGTATTTCTCCGAAATGGTATGGCGACCGTGACATTGATCTTGATACTCCGGGGAAGATAATCGAGTTAGGCGGACTCGATAACGCGGTCGGCATCTCAGCCAATACAACGTCTCAACAAATTGAAGTTGTTCTTGATGACACGGATGGAAGCATCAAGACGATTTTTGATACCCACGACATCCATAAGCGGACAGCCCGCGTCTATCAGTGGTTTGATGGGCTCGATCTGACCGATAAGTTTCTCTTGTTCGCCGGAAAAATTAGCTCGCCGATTTCGTGGAGTGAACATGATCGGACGGTGAAGTTTACGATCATTTCACAGTTGGAAGATAAAGAAGTCGGGTTTAGCCCAGAAGAAGGTCAATTCACATGGCTACCGGCCGCGATGGTGGGGCGACCGTGGCCGGTGATTTTTGGCACGGTCTTAGATTGCCCGGCACTTCAGATTAACGAAGCTGTTGGCGGCGCGACCTTAGCTGGTGTTGGCTGTTTGGCGGGCATAGGAGCCTCGGCCGGTGTTCCGCTATTCAAGACAGGTTCCAATAGCGACACTAGCATCGGTGTTTCTTTGGCTTTGATTTCGGCACAGTTAGGCGTGTTGAATTGCGCTGCGTACTGCAATGGTTATGGCAATGATAATGAGGCTGGACAAATTATCAATGACCAGATCAATGAATTGTATCATCAAATGGCAAGGATCGTCGCAGGCGCGGCTATGCGAGCAAGTTGCGCGGCATCGCAGCGAGCGAGCCAGTTGGCGGACGCCGAAAACCGTGGACTTGGTGCCAATCCTTTGCCGATTCTTGGCGGTGAAGACTTCCCACAAAATCAGACGTTGACACTAGACATCAATGGAGCGCAGTTTACTGGTTATTTCAGTGGAACGAATTTCTACATTTCAAGTCGATACTGGCCCGATGGTGAGGACGAAGCTGACACGCAGGCAGACAGTAAAGACGAGGGCTGTGGCGAGATGCCACCGGAAAATGTAGACTACGATTATAGTTACGACGTGGCTTGCACCTGTGTGGCGGTGAGTGTTGAAAATTGTAAGTGTCGGGCACACGGATTTGTGATTCCAGCCGGGGGAGGTGGCCGTGCTTCGGATATTTCATCCACGGCTGTGATGCAACAGTTTTGGGCGGAGCCAGGCGCGACAGTACGCATATCAAGCAACGAACCGATTACTTACATCGTGTCAATCATTCCTGGTACTGTACTCGCGGTGAAAGCCTACAAAGAGTTTCCAGGGGAACGTCGTTTGGTAGATGTCCCATCGGCCTATTACACGATCAGCAATGTTACATACGGTGCTATCTCAACAGTCCAGATTACGACAACACGGCCACTGAGTTCATACTCTGAGCAAGGTTGGACCGACGATCTCTATGTCACTTTTCAATCGAGTGTCGGGCCGGACATTATTGACATCCTGATCTATCTGATCGAGCATTATACGGACTTGACATACGACACAGTTTCGTTTGAATACGTGCGAACGAAGTTGGCACCATTTCCGGCAAACTTTCCAATCTTGGATCGGAAGAATACTGTTGAAGTTCTTCAAGACATCGCGTTCCAAGCGAGATGTGCTTTGTGGCTTAACAATGGGAAGTTTTATATTCAATATCTACCCGAGGAACCGGCATCTGTTGACACAATCACAGAGAGTGATATTGATGCTGAGACGGGGATTGAAACAGAGTTGACAGCCACCGAGGATATTGTGACAAAGATGAAAGTCTTGTGGCGAATGAGTTGGTCCCCCGGTCAAACGGATCGGGAAAAGGATAAGAGTGAGAAAACGATCATTCTTCGGCATAACGTGAAACGCTACGGTGTGGTGGAAGAGGAGTACGACTTCTACATCTACAATCAACCAGACACGATTTATAAAGCCTCGACATTCTGGTTGATTCGGAAATCTTCGACCTGGAAACGTATACGCTTTAGCACGTTTTTGAATAAACTGAATCTCGAAACGTTTGACTGCGTGACATTGGATTTCGACCAGTCTTTCATTTCGACCGGGACAATTAAGGTGTTGGTGGAGGAAGCTGTTTACAATTCCGACTCGAATCAGATTGACTTTACCTGTCTCGTGCCAATTCGCGCCGGACAGATGACGAAGTACAATTGGTTCTGGCCTGCGGGTCTACCAATCTGGCTGACGTGGCCACCGCCTGATGAGATTGCATCAGGTGATGCAGGCGGCGACGGCGAGGGGATGGGGGCTACAGGTACTTTACCTATTGGCTACTTTGAAAATTGGGGCGGTGGCGATATGGTGATTGTTGGCGGTCCTAATGTTGTGTTTACACAACACAGTGATTGGGGCGACCGTCATCCGACTGACGTGGGCTACAATGCGCAGTCAATTGGCGTCTTGCCAAATTACGCGGAAGTACAGCACACGGTTAAGCCCAACCTGAACCTGGACTTGGTTCTTGCTTCGCCGTCGAATCCAGCATACCCACCGAATCTTCCTGGCCATATCATTCTTGATCTTCATAAGACAAGAATTGTGGACAGCAAGGGTGAGCAACCGGATCGTTGGACTACTTTGAGTTCCTTTTTCCGTGGCATCAATGAGGATGGATTCTTGACGGTGGATCGCATTAAGGCCAAGGTCGCGGACGCGAGCTACCCAGAAGGTCAGGATTTATCCGACGTGTTGAAGAACGGTGTTGATTACTTGTCGATTCGATCTGATGTGTCGATTTGGGATCAAGAACATTCCGACAAGGATATTGAGTTCGATTTCGAGTACGATGAAGAAGGCGAGATTTTTGGCGCTGGAACGGCCTTCTTGAAGGAGGAGACCTAATGTTTGATGTTCCAGACTTTGAATAGGTTCTTACAGTGAGGTACGACAATGGCAAAGAAGTGGATACAAGGTGCTATTCAGCATCCAGGGGCGTTGACACGGAAGGCAAAGGCGGCAGGGAAGTCGGTGGCGGCTTACATTGATAATCCGCCGGTAGGTATAACTCTTCAGACCCAACGGCAGGTCAATTTGGCGAAGACTCTTCGCAAGTTGCCCCGTCATCGCGGGTCACGGTAGGTCAAATGAACAAAGACGTGGTGCCTAATTTGGCACCGTAGGTCAAATGAACAAAGACGTGGTGCCTAATTTGGCACCGTGTCTTCTGTCTCAAACAAAGCGAGGTGAGTTATGGAGACGGCGTTTGCTTGGTTAGGTCAGATTTTTGAAGCGATCTTGCGGTTCATACCGCGAGTCTTGATTGTTAGAGCAACGCACGGCGGTGTGAAGTGGCGTCATGGCCACAAAGTCAAGCCGATGTTGGCTGGACTCCATGTGTATTGGCCACTTGTCACAGAGGTTGAGGTAATCGTCACGGCACGACAGACGCTCAATCTACCGACACAAGTTTTGACTACGCGAGACAACAAGAAAGTTGTGGTGGGAACAGTCGTAGTCTATCGGATACGCGATGTTGTTCACGCCATCGGGCGCGTAAACTGGGATGTCGATACGACGATCAATGACATCACACAGGCAGCCGTCGTAAGTGTGATTGCACAGCACACACTACAAGACTTGCTTGACATGATTGCGGCCGATAAGTTGAATGACTTATTGACCGCAGCGACAAGGAGAGAGTTGCGTCAATTTGGCGTATTTGTTTCGCGTTGCAAACTTGTGGACTTTGCAGATTGCAAGGTGTTCAAATTAGTAACGAACGACAACGGCCATCGAAGTGGATTATCTACGGTCGCCCAGAATTAGATGGTGCGCCGAGCACAGGTCTTACAGTTTTCAAGCGTGACATCTTCATGCGGCTTGTAACCAGATGTTGGATTCACGCATCCACAAGTGATTTTCACTGAACCATTATCCGCACGCCAAACGCGGAGAGTACGCCACGCGCAAGGTGGCCAGCAAGGTTTGAGCCGTCTGGGATTGTTGGGGTCACGAGAGTACCCCTCGATCTCGGGCGGCTCAGCTTCATTTGGAGCATACTCGATTGAACCATCTTTGTGAACGGTTGGCTTCGACCATTTCCGAATGACCTTCGGATCGTCACCGGAAAGAGCATACTTGACGCTCTCGAAGATGGCGGTCGGAGGACCACCGGAGTAGACGAGAATCGCCACGCCCGTGGTCTCGGCGGCTACAATGTATTCGGGGCAGTCATCACATGCCATGTCGCACCTCTCGATACAAGGGACACTGTTTACACGCTTCTAATTTGACTTGTTTCGTGAAGTTGGCGTCTGGTTCATTGCACCGGGCAATGATGCCAATGCAACCGCACTCGGGGAACCGGACGGCGGTGTACAGGCGGGCCGGGCAGGCGTCCCAGTGTGACTGTAGACGCCAGGGATTGGTTGGGTCCGTCTCGAAACCCTCTATATGTCTCGGAGGCTCCCAATCGCCTTCCTCGCGTTCGTAGACGAGTGCGCCGTCTGACTCGAAATGAAAACGCCGGTCGCGGCCTTCGACGAAGGGCGGCAGAGTATCGAGAACCTGTTCAATTAGGGGGTTAGAGTCCATACATCAGAAGGGTTCGATAGAGTTCGGCCGTGGCCTTACAGTCGTCGAGCGCATCGTGTGCGTGGTCGTGCGGGATGCCAAGTTGTTTGCACAGGTAAGGCAGACTGACTTTTGAGAAGGGCAACTGTTCTCCTCGAAAGAAGGCACGGTCATTGAGCGAGATGGCTAACAGCATGGAATCGCGGCCATGACTGTGGAATAGTTGGTCAGTCAAATCAGGGCCGAGCCAACCTTTGAGAAACGACGACTCGAACGCCCAATTATGGGCTAACGGTACGATAACCTTGTTTTGTGGAAGTTCTAATCTTCCAATCCACTCAATCAATAACTCCTGAACACGTTCCTGACTCGGAGCGTGGAGCAACAACATATCCATGTCAATTCCGTGGACAAAGCCTGCGCCCTTTTCACAGCGTTCAGGATACTCGGGTCGAATGTTGTGGTAGAAAGGTGGGACATCTGGGTTCGGTTGCAGATGCTCATTCAAGGGTTGAATGGCAATTTGGATGATCTCACTGTACCCCGGTCGGCGTCCCGTGGTCTCGAAGTCGATGGCCGCAAGGAGATTGCCGCTGAGATGTGTGAAGCCGGGGTAGATGGTACTCATCATTTTGCCTTTTTCGTTTTCTTCGTTGCCTTTGTTTTCGGTCTCGGTTTGCTGCGTTCTTCAATGAGTTGCTTGATCGACGGGTTGCGTCGTAGGTATTCTTCCTCGTCAAAACAGCGAGTGAAATCGACAAGTGCATCATTAAATCCCGTGATGTCGGTCGGAGGACGATCATCGCCTTCCTTATAGGCGGTGAGATAGTGCCGCAGCATTAGAAGATTGCAGATAGCATGATCCAAGTGATGCTCACCACTCTCCGGGTCGATGTCTTCACCGAGATACCACCATTTGAAGAGGTGGCGAAAGAGGCAGTCCGTTGCCGTTGACCAGGGCATCCCTTTCGCCCAATTCCACGCAGCGTATTTTAATTTGCCGCCCATGAAGACACGAGCAACGCCTGCGAGCACGTGGAAGGGCACCAATGTCAAAGAGACCTTCCCGTGATTCGCTCTGGCTCCCGACCCGCGTTTTGTACTGTTGACATCACCGACTGCATAGAAGTTGCGTGACATTTTCTTTCCTCTCATTGACTGTGTAGAAGTCACCCTCGTGATCGTGTAGCAATTGTCGCCGCTGGCGTTTCCAATCTCTTGCAGCAATATCAAATTCCGCAACGCACGTAGCGTGGAGCATTGGGGTGTTTGAAACTTGACCATCGTATTGGTAAATTCGGATGTTCATTGCTTCCCTTCTTCTTTTGGGTAACACAAGACTAGATTGTCGAGATACCGTTGACTCTTACCTCTGGAAAGAGTTGTGCCTTTTATACAAGAGCAAATTCGTGGCAGTGTCCATTCTGCACGTATGGAGTCATCGGGCAGCCATTTTCGGAATGCCTCGTAGAAGATTGGCAACGGTGTACGAGCACCTTGTTCCTCTTTGCAGTAGGTTGCAATAAATTCTTCGAGGAATGTTTGGTTGTGTTCGATGGCAGCTAGTTTGCTTTGCGTCTCGATAATCGGGACTCTCAACCGAGTAGGCGATGGCGGTATCGACACGTTAAAGATCGTGTGAAGAAATTGTGGGGCTTCTTTTTTCAAGAGTTCAAGAAATTGACCTTTGGGAATCTCCTGCTCTTTCAAGAGGTCGGGAACACGGATCGCGGTAATACGACTATCACCTCTGAAAATTGGACAGTATTCGAGGAAATTCGCCATGTGCATCCAGTGTGTCGTGTTTGGTTGATGATAGAGGTCCATACGCATCTGTCGGATTGGAAGTGTCTCTGCCATGACATATTCCTTGATGCGTGGGAGCGCGACTTTGTGGTGGGAAAGATCAATCTCTTCAACATAACAGAAAACGGCCCCAGCGAGTTCACCGTTGAAATCGCCAGGGGTTGTCAGTGCTTTATTCGCACTAACAACGCCCTTAGTGACAAGTAAGGCGATGGCCTCATAAAAAATGGACTTACCACAATTTTCGTTGCCATGAAGGAATAAATAAGGTGTGTGTTGAAGCGGTTCGCGGAAAGCAGCCGCAATCCAAAGAAGAAGATATTGCCCGCCTGTGAGGACGCCATATTTTTGCGCCCAGTGAGAATCTTTCAGCGCCGGTGTCAATTCGGTGCCAACATGGTTGAGAATTAAATCCCAGTGCGGGTGGGCTGCTTGGGTCTCATCCTCAGTGAGCGCAGGTTTGTACTTGAGTTGCGGTGCTTGACGGTTCCATCTGCGTCCTCCTGGGAACTCATCGGCGAACGGAAGACACATGATCTGCCACGGATGAACGGCACACTTCCCCATGATAACTTCGGCCTCGGTTTTTGCTTGTCCTTTTCCTTGAAGGATCATTTTGATGGTGCCTGCGTTTGTTTCATTCCAATCGCCTTGAGTCGATTGATACGTCCATCCGACTATTTCACCATTTAATGACCGCAGTGAACGAACAACATTGTCGTAGTCATTATCCCCGAGATCACTTTTGTCGTCTGGTGTCAGTTTCTTTTTTGAATCCTGAATCCACTGACCTTTTTTCAGATTCCAACCTTTGATGGTTTCTGGGTCGTCTTTGCTTTTCTTGAGATAGGTGATTAGGAAACCATTGTGAACACGAAGTTCAACGGGTCGTCCTTTTAAGTCGTCGGGGATGTCGAGTTTTTGACCTAGTGCCAGAGCCGCTTTTACAGCCGACTCACTATCGGGAAACATGTAGTTTGGTTTTCCTTCGGTAGGAAGACCACCGTAAGCACGACATGCGGTATCAAGATCAGGGAGTCTGTTGAAATAACAGGTAGTCCAACCCGCACCGTCTTGTGCCCATGTCTCAGCTTCAGCTATGCCCAATGAGAAGCGGTATACTCGCCACCCGCCATTCAGTGTTGGAAAGAGGAAGCAGTTTGGCTCCCCTGGATTCTTTCCGGGGCTGTTTGTTTGGAAGTGACCAACGAATCCTAATTTGGACCGGGCTTGCGCGTCGTCGGCAACTTTTTCAAGGGCCTTGGTGTGCGTCTGTAAGAGATGATGGTCAGGGACCCAGATTGTCGAGAACCCGGTGTCCATCAATAATTCAATGGCAAGTTTGTGTTTCTCGTCAAGTGGGACGAGTCGGCGGGAAGCCGTCAACTCATCAAAAGGACTCAGCGTATCGCCGGTCACACCCTGTAACTTGATTTTTGTGGCTTGACGGGTAACGACGGCGATGTGATCCCGCCAATTACTGGGCAAGTCCTTGACACTGAGCCGTTTGGTAGACGGTTTAATCAATTCCAATCCGCGATTCTCAGTGGTGGTTCGTCGGCTCCAAATCCACATATTGCCACCACAACAATCAACGGCAGCAGCGAAGTCGAAACCGACTTCAGCGGTCATCATGCCTAGAATGCAGCGGGCAAGAGCGGCATGTTCGGTGTGGTTGGCTGTGGGAACACCTTCGTCGTCGAATAAGACATAGAGGTGCAGACCACCGCCTCTCGTGCTGCGGCGAGCCTCAACATACGGAAGTTGCTGTACAACTTCTTTGATGTGAGTCATTTCTTCGTCTGTGACACCAATACCCTTGGCATGTGATATAAGATCATCCACGTCGAATCCGACCCACCGTGACCGTAGTTTTTTCCAATCCCATCCCGTGGAGCCGATAGCATCGGCGTGTTCCTCGGGTGCCCAGTGAAGTTCATAGTCTTCCCATTCGGGCGTGAGCATCGCATTCTTTGGAATGCGGATCGTAAACCAAGTCGATTCGCCATCGGTCCAAGTATGACGCCGACCCTCAACAGGGTCGCCATCGTCGGAACAGGTATTGACTTGTGTTTCCAGATTTTCAGGACCGTACTGTAGATACCGGGCAATTAAGTCTGCGCCGGGAAGCTGGTTCTGAACGGACGCCAGGAAGCGCCGAAATGCTTGGGAAACTGTTGGCATGTGGTTTCTCTCGGAAATAGTGCGTCTCTCCTACCATACTGTCGGTTTCGAGGGTAGATTTGTCCCAATCTTTTTCTTAAAAATTTTGGAGAATTTTATGGGACAAACCACCCCTCGAAACCGACAGTATGGTAGGAGAGGTAAAACCCGGCGCGCCGCCTTATGTCAGATGACTTCCGTGCCATACCGTTGACGAAGTTAATCGACCCCCCAGTTGTGTTACGACCGGTGGATCGCACGACTATCGAGTACCTAGAACTACGAGATTCAATTGCAAAGTATGGCGTATTGAATGGTATTTGTGTGCGTCCATCGCAAAAGACATCGGGAATGTTTGAAGTGGTCGATGGGAGGTGTCGGGTTGCAGCTTCGAGAGATGCCCAGAAGACCGAGATACATTGTGCGATTCGTGATTTGACAAATTACGAGGTGTTGGCTATACAGATTGTAACTAATGCACAACGACTCCAAACAGCACCATCCGATTTTGCACGGCAGATACGTAAGATTCTCCACGAGAAGGAAGGGATGAGCCAAGCAGAGTTATGCCAACTACTGCATAAGAACCCATATTGGATTCGTAAGATGCTGGGATTGGCAAAGTTGGCGAGGTATAAGGTATACCGACGCGCCGCCGATCTTGGGGAGATGTCTTTAGAGGCCGCATACTGGCTGTCACGACTACCGTATACAATGTGGGGTCAATATCTACCGGACGCAAAGACACTCCCACTGAAAGAATTTCGCGCTCTCGTACAGACAGTTTTACGACAATATCGCACGGCGAAGTTGGATGGGCGGTTAGAGAGATTTTACGCGGGCGAGGTGGACGCGCAACCGCGACTTCGGGGCCTGCGAGAGTTGTTACCAGAATTGGAGAGACCACAAAGTGGTCCACTGTGGCTTGCTAGTTTGAATTGTACGACCCCGTTGGACGGTTGGCTTTGCGCCTTACGATGGGTGGTACACTTAGACTCTGACAGCGTGGAAAAATTCAGAACGCGGATTCGACAACGTATGCGTGGTCAGGTACTTAAACAGCACCGTGATCGCAAGAAGCAGGAGTAGTTCTAATGGATTGGTTTTGTGTTTTACAGTTTTCTTTTGGAGGACACTTTCATGTCTGACTCTTTGGTTCCTGTTGGTTTTGAACAATTGCCTTCGACACAAATCGGCTCGAACGCCGACTTTGATGCGATTGCAAAGTCGTCTGATTTTCTTCCACGACTTCAACTTTTCACGAAGGGTGAGATGGTTGACGCCCGGTTGATTCCTCCGGGTAACTATGGTATCCCGGTCACGAAGGAAGAGGTTACGGACTTGGGCGACTCTGTGGATATTCTGCCGCTGGCCCGCCGTCCCAAGGCCGTGGATTTGAAGGACAAGGCAAACATCGTTACGATTTACGATGTCCACAATCCCGAGTTTGACCGAATTGCGAAACAATCGGCCGAGAAGGAAAGTGGCTGCATGTATGGCACGAGTTTCCTCGTGTATGAGCGCAGTACAGGACAATTCTTGGAGTTCTTCTGCGGGACAAAGAGTTCGCGCATCGAATCGAAGCGACTTTTTGCCTTTCTCCCGTGTTCGCAAGCTGACATCGACAGCGCGACGGCACGTGGCGAGAACACGACGGGAATGGAAGTGCATGGACCGCTGCCCGTGACTCTCAAGAGTCGTCTTGTCAGGAGCAAGTTTTCTTGGCATGTTCCGGTTGCCGTGAAGTGTTCGACGCCGTTCTCAAATCTACCTCCCAAGGTTGAGGTTTTGGCCCAAATCGACAAGTTCTTGAAGGTGAAATCCGAGGGAGCCGCCGTGGTTCCAGATAACGGAAACACGAATACGGACAGAATCCGTTAAGAATTTTGTGGAAATTCGGTCAGTTTTGACCGTTAGATAGTATAGAGGGATGATATGGACGCTGGGCGGGCACCACCGGCCAGTTTACGGGCGCAGATTGCCATTGCGGGTTCCGGGTTCGAGTCCCGGCAGCGTTCTTTTTAACGGTACGACAATCAAAATGAAACCAGAAGCTATTATCATCTGTCGGACTGAAGTGGACGCCTCAACCTTTCTTGGTATAGCGTTGAGGGTGCTGGGCCATAGTCCGTCTGCCGCTGCGGATGCGTCGGGTCGTACAATGTCCGATGCAGCCCGGTTTATTAGTTACCTAGCGGCAATGCGGGACCCGAAGGCCAAGGTTGAATTGAGTCCAAAATTGCTGGCGCATGTGTCGTATAGTTTGTTGATGGTCGTCGATGGCGTCGATGTGTTGCCGATTATGGAGTGTGCATCGAATATGCCGTTCGTATCAGTCGAGACGACAATGCGGAATGTGTGGCTACTTGTCGTAACAGGCACGTTACTACAGTGGAAGATAGCAGTGATCGCAGGGTCGAGTCTCGATGTTGATTCGTCTGTTCGTTTTTTGTTCAACAAAATACAGGGACTTTTTCAAGAAGAAGGCGTCAATCCGTGGACGGACTATCGGCAACGTCCGGCTCCCGATCAGGTGACGTACCTGTTAGAAGATAAACGAGGTCACTGATGGCATTGCAGAAGATCACTTGGTTTAAGCGTGATAACCTTGGTCGAAAACGTCAACAGGACGTTATCATCGAGGTCAAGGACGGTCGAATCTGGTTTGTGAAAAGTGACTTTTGCTTCAAGGACGCCATTAAAGCAATGCGAGGGGCTAAATGGCATGGCTTCGACGAAGACAAGCCGCTGAAGGTTTGGTCTGTTGAAGATTGTCACCGAAATTGGCAGTCAATTCGTTTCATGGCTGGTGAGAATACCTACGCGCATTTCGATCAACCGATTCAGCACTTTGAGTATGCACGCCCGTTGATGCAGCATCAACGAGACTTAGCCGACGGTGGGTTGACATATCACTATCAAATCTTCGCCGCTGAGATGGGACTTGGTAAGACACTTGCAGCCCAAGAAGTCATCGAACGGTCAGGACAGATTGAATGGTGGTGGGTCGGACCTAAGACTTCGCTTCAAAATATCCAACGTGAATTTTTGATCTGGGGGTTCCCTGTTGATCGAATCCGCGTGGAGTTTATGACATTTGACGGCTTGGTCCGACGAATGGATGAGTGGAAGCCAGGCGACTTTCTTCCTAACGGAGTTATCTTTGATGAATCGTCGAAATTGAAGACATGGACAACGCAACGTACAAAGGCAGCCGCACGACTTGCGGACTTGATTCGTGAAAAATACGGGGTGACGGATGGCTATGTGATTCTCATGTCGGGATCGCCGTCGCCTAAAAGTCCTGTTGACTGGTGGGCGCAGGCTGAGATTGCATGGCCGGGCTTCCTTGCCGAGGGCAGCGATAAAGCCTTCCGCGAGCGACTTGCATTCACATCGCCACATACGTTCGAGAGTGGCGTTACCATCAAGAAATTAGAGGGGTGGCGTGACGACGAGTTGAAGTGTAAGCAGTGTGGTGAATATGAGGACCATCAGAATCATCACATGGATCAGTGCGCCGATCCAACTGACTACCATCCGTGGGAAAAGAGTATCAATGAAGTGGCACTCGTTGAAAAACGACTCAATGGACTCGCCATTGTTCGCCACAAAAAGGACTGTCTCGACCTTCCTGAAAAACGTTACCGTCGTGTTTACTGTAAACCGAGTGCGAGTATTGTTCGAGTCGCACAAGCGATTGCTCAGTCGGCGCAGAATGCTTTGACAGGAGCCACCTTACTGCGTGAGTTGAGCGACGGTTTTCAGTATTACGAGGTCAAGGAAGGGACGACTCGCTGCACACATTGCGTCGAGGGAAAGGTGTCGGAATGGAGCGACCCGGAAAATCCAACTTGTACCTACCGCTCGATTGACTTGTTGCAAGACGATATTGCTGCACGGCTGCGAAAGACGGAGGTAGTCTGCCCTGCGTGTCGCGGGACGTGTGAGGTTCCGAAGTTCGTGAAGAAAACCCGCGAGGTGCCCTGTCCAAAAGACGCAGCACTAAAGGAATTGTTGGCGGAGAACGATGAGCAAGGACGTATCGTGATTTTCGCCGGATTTACGGCGGCTGTTGATCGGTGCGTGCGACTGTGCCAGGAAGAGGGCTGGGATGTTGTGCGTTGCGATGGCACTGCATTCCAAGCAATCACACACGAGAATAAAATCGTCACAGATGAAAAGCCCTTGGATTATTGGGCTGATACTGTGAAGCATCCTCGCGTAGCGTGGGTTGCCCATCCTGAATCTGGCGGATCGAGTTTCACGTTGACGGAATCGCGCATGGCGGTCTACTGGTCGAATACGTACAAACCGGAAAGCCGCACACAGTCAGAAGATCGTATCCACCGCATTGGCGCGGATATGAACCGAGGCGTCTTGATCGTTGATTTGATCCACTTGCCAAGTGATGAGAAAGTCTTGGAAGTGATTAAGGAAAACCGCCGCCTTGAGTTGTTGACGATGGGCGAGGTTATGGGCGACATTGACTGGGAGAACCCGAAAGGCGTTGAGGACGGCGTTGTGACCGTCGATGTCGTTGTTTAGTTGTTTTGTGTTTACCTTGTGTTTGTGTTGTGTTTGCGTTTACACTTTTTAGGAGATGAACCCATGAAGTTCCGTGTTCTTATGACTTGTCTCGTGGCTCTGTGCTTGTGCGGCGTGGCGAGCGCCGCCGATGTCATTCCTGTGGCTGATGTTCCTGACTACTTGCAGCAAATTAGCGTGACGATCAAGTCAGGCCAATCGCAAGGATCGGGTACACTCGTCGTCCGAAAAATCGGAGAGGACACCGCTGCTTTCGTATGGACGGCTGCGCACGTCGTGGATAACCTGCGTCATGTACGTCGAGTTATTACACCGAAGGGAGATACAAAAGTTTTGATCGAGTTCAAGGACCCGCAGATTGTTCAAGAACTTTATCAAAACGGGCGGCGTGTCGGCGAGACGAAGTTGGATTGCAAGGTTATTAAGTATAGCGATGCCGAATATGGTGAGGACCTTGCCGTACTCATGGTGCGTCGTCTTAATGCGTATCCGGCGACGGTGTGCGCGAAGTTTCCTACGAAGGATGATTACATTCCACCGATGGGCGTGGATGTGAGTCATTGTGGAAGTCTTCTTGGGCAATTTGGAGCCAACAGTTATACGACAGGTGTTCTCAGTCAAACTGGGCGACTGCTCGACGGTCGTGGCGCTAGCTCGAAGGTCTTCGACCAAGTAACGGCTGTGGCATTTCCGGGTTCTTCTGGTGGCGGCGTTTATTTGAAGGCAGATGGAACTTATATCGGCATGTTGACGCAAGGCGTCATGCAATCGCAAGGTTTCAATTTCATTGTGCCTGTTCGCCGTATTCAGACGTGGGCAAAGGAAGCGAAGATTGAGTGGACGATTAACACATCGGCCACTCCACCGACACTCGCCGAGATCGAACAGATACCGGTGGAAAGTGGCGGTATCATGCCGAATGACAGTAGCCTTGGTCGTGGCTCGCCATCCCCGTGTGTCACACCGGAATGGGTCAAGGACTTTGGAAACTGGCTGTATAAGTCAGTGAAGTAGTGATTGGTTGGAACACGGAGAGTCGGAAGGGCAACATTGCCCTTCCGACTTTAATCTCTTTCGGTGAATCGCGCAGTGAGACCCATGCAATACATACAGCACTCAGACGCACTGAAGTTTGTCGAAAGTCTACCGGAGAACTCGGTGGACTTGGTGCTTACTGATCCGCCGTACTATGGGATTGTGAAAGATTCGTGGGACAACCAATGGAACAGTGTGGAAGACTTTGTAGCGTGGCTTTTTTGGATTTTCACAGCTTGTCGAAGAGTTCTAAAACCCACAGGGTCGATAGTCTTTTTCGGCGGGATTGGTAAATCACAACAACGTCCGCTTCTGCGTATGATCGAAGCAATGGATCGTCGTTTTGTGTATCAAAACTGGATCACATGGGGCAAGAAGCGAGCATACGGAAAAAAGGACGACTACCTTTTCACACGCGAAGAGATTCTTTGGTACACGATGTCGGAGTCGTTCACATTCAACATACCTCTTCTAGCAGAGAAACGAGGATACGCTGGATTCAACGCAAAGTATCCGGCCAAGTCCGAGTTCAAGAGAGTGACGAACGTTTGGTCCGACATACCGGAGTTGTTTCGACCTAAGCGGTATTGTCAAAAGCCAGAACCGCTAATGGCTCGCCTGATTGAGACGCATTCAAATCCGGGCGACACGATCATTGATCCATTCGCAGGGTACGGTTCGACCGGGATGGTGGCATTGAAGTTGAGACGGCAATTTCAAGGTTGCGAGATTATTGAGGCCGACGCCGTGGCCGCAAATCAACGTTGTAAGGAAGTGATCGAGGGAGTAGATGAAGGAGTAGATGATGAGTCGATCCAACAGTTGGAAACGAACAACACGCTCGATGGATGCACCCAATGTGAAGAAGTGGTACAAGAAGTACGTGCATCGTCGGAACCGGAGAAAAGCAAAACGTAACCCCGAGGTCAAGGATAAACCACTCGATCCTTGGGCCATTGATTAAGGATAGAAAACCTATGAAGCTAACCAAAGAGAAAGTCGGCGAGATCAAAGTGTTGCTCAGCCAGGGCACAACGCAACCAAAGGTCGCCGCGAAATTCGGGGTCAGTCGCTCCGTTATTTCTGACATCGCTACGAATCGAGTTCACACGGACGTACCGTGGCCGGACGATGGCAACGGTCAACCTGTCAAGTTGCAAGGGGGGCAGACCAAGACGACTGACTATGATCCGACCGACGTGCGTGTGCAAGATTTGGAGTCTGAAGTCGTGAGTCTGCGTGATGAGTTGACTCTGGAACGTCGAAAAACGAAGGCCGGTGCTCGTGATCGTGGCATTATTAAGGCCATTGTGAAAGAGATGGACGAGCGGATTATCCCGTATGCGGCGTTGCCACCTGTTGCTGAACATCCTCGCAAGTCGAAGATTGTGGAACACTGTGTCTTGCACATGAGCGACGGGCACCATGACCAAGTTGTGCGCGCCGAGGAAGTGGGCGGCTTGGAGGAGTACAATTTTCCAATCTCGTGTTCGCGCGGCGAGCGACTTGTTGACACCGTGATCGAATTTACGCAGGATACGTTGGCACCGAAGTATTACTTCCCCGTGTTGTGGGTGCTGGCGTATGGCGATTTTACTTCGGGTGAGATTCATGGACACACTCCACGGTCGTATTACCGAAACCAGTTTCGGAATTGTCTTGCGATTGGTCAATTGCATTCAATGATGTTCCGTGATTTGTCGGCTTACTTCGAGCGCGTGAATGTCTTGTATCTCGCCGGAAACCACGGGCGGCGAACGATCAAGAAGGACTACGCCGGGGCGCAAGACAACTGGGATTACTTGTGTGCTGAGGTCGCGCGTTTACACAGCAAGGATTTGTCGAATGTCCATTTCTTGATTCCCGATGCGTGGAGCGCCAATGTTGAGATCAACGGCGTCGGGTTCAATATCTCGCACGGTGACGACGCACGTAGCAACCTGGGGATTCCTTGGTACGGCATGGTTCGCCGACAAAAGGGTTTGATAGCCCTTGGCGCAGCCGCCGGTGCCCAACGAGTGCGATACTTTTGTGTGGGCCATCACCACACGGCCAGTGTTCTATCGGATATTGACGGTGAGTTGATGGTGAATGGGTCGTGGTTGGCGACCGATTCCTTTGCGTACAACAGTTTCTCAAGTTATCGTGAACCGGCACAATGGTTGCACGGAACAAATCCGCGTCACGGAGTGACGTGGCGGATGAATTGCAAACTTCGGCATCCGAATGAGAAGCAAGGTCCGAAGAGGTATAAGATTGACGGGGGCCGCGATGTCGGTCCTATTTGGGTTCCAAGAGGCGAATCTGAATGACACTCATAACAACGTTGCTCGACCAGCAGTGTGGTCACTGTTGGTCGGACTTTTGGGAGGACCCAATGCCAATACACCGAACAACACAAGCTGGGAAGCCAGCGTATCAGTGGGGTAGTTCTGGAAAGAAGTACACCTACACGGCGAAGAATAAGTCCAGTCAAATGAGAGCTAAGAAATTGGCGATCAAGCAAGGACTGGCAGTTGCGCGGAGGACAGGGAAAACACCAGAACTCTAATATGGAGGTGCGCCATGCACAAGTGGGTAGTAGAACTATGGCGCGAGGGAGAGAGAGTGCGGCGGTTAGAGTTCACGGATGAAATGGTTAGGGAACTCAAGGACGGCACCGTCGTGATTCGTTTTCCGCCGCACGACCCGGCGATAGGACTTACGATTGCAACTGACGATGAGATTCATGTGAACGAGACGGACACCTAAGTATGCCTGCCGATCCTAATGACCCGAATCGTCCAGAGATAACTTTCTGGAAACCATTACGGCCGGACCTTGATCCTCCGGTGTGGTGCGATGGCAGCGCATTTCAGTATCCGGTAAATCGGCACGATCATCCAACGCCTGAACATGAGAATCTTCCTTTCACGTTCGAGGCGTATAAGCAGATTGTCGAGACGCATGTTGCTATTGTCCCCGAGTCGTCAATAACAATTCCAACTGCACCTAAAGTGTGGATGAAATCCGACATCGTTGATTTGAAGACGGCAATTGAAACCGATCAATATGAGATGGAGTGGGCGATTGCCAAGGATGATGCAAAATTCTGGCATGAGGATGAAGTTAATGACTTGCGGCGGGCGTCAGCCTATCCAAACACAACTGATGAGCAAAATTACGATGAGATAGCGGGGGTCGCTGAGTGGACATTCAAATGGTGCTCGGGGCAAGCTAAGAATGGCGCGCGTTGGTTAGCTGAGTCTGGGGACGGTGAAGGTAGCCCAAGCGGTTGGCAATCTTATGTCAATCAAAAATTAGCAGAGCCAGGACAAACACACAGATTTTGGATGTGGACACGTTACTTTGATTCGGGAATATGGGAATTTGCCACGGTCGGACCTATAGGTGTGGACGGAACTATTTTAGAGCCTTTCGGGGGCACTGAAGAGGGTTCCGATGATGACGAATGGGTTCTCACGCCACAAACGGGCGGCGGCACAAATCTCGGTATCTGGCAATTGCTTCAATTGATACAAGACATAGAACCAGTAGTTGAGAATCTATCAACCGCCTATCATCCAATCAAAGGGACGTTATTCGACACCGAACACACCGATACGTGGACCTCAAGCAACTCCTCTCAGTACGGATCAATGCTTTTGTCCCCTGACGATGGCGCAGGTTGCCCCTACATGAGTCCCTGGGAACCGCATAACTGGATGATGTGCGGGATTTGGTGGGAAGGCGGATGGAGTTCTTCGAGTTCGTACACGAATGGGTGCAGTGGTTATACGTCATACAGTTATGACAGCGGAAGTGGTTGCACATGCAGTTACCCCGGACCAAATGGTTCGTCGGGCAACAGTGGTTCGGTATTTAACGCAGCGTGGGAGTGGGATATTGAATTTGGAGCCACATTTTTTCAAACGTGGGAGTATTACATAGATGCCATTTTCGGGTCTTAAACGACGTGGATTTCGCGTGACGAAACTAACAATCCCGAGTTGGGTGACTCAGGATGAGATGGTGGAGTATGTAAAAATGGTGACAGATTCTCGACTCACGGAGGACGAAATTAAGGGATTGTTGGCTGACCCGAATTTAGAAGTCACCCGTATCGAACAATCACGTCCACCATTTGACATTGCACACTTGAAGGACTTGCGTGATAATGCGGCCACCGTGCCGCCACCTTTTGCAACACAAGTATGGAACTTCGCGGTGGCAATGGCGCAGTTTGCGATAGATGGCTTCAAAACGGTGACAAGGGACGAGTATGAAACACGTATCACTATCTGTGACAAGTGCCCGACAAACAGGCGTGTCGGATGGAGATGTATGGCATGTGGCTGTATTCTAGCGGCAAAGGCTAGAATACGTAGTGAAACGTGCGAGGATGGAAATTGGCCGATTCTTGATACCAAAACGAGCGAGGAGAAATCTGTATGAAAATGTTGATGATTGGCGGACCTTTGGATGGGCAGTTGCATGATTTAGGCGACCAGCAAATCAACCCTCAGATCGAGGCGACGATTAAGGCGTCACTGCCAGACGGTTCGGTTCTCAATTACCGGGTCGTCTTTTTCGCTGGTGCGAAGTCGCAGTTTCCTGTCGCTGTACTTGAGACACTTGGGCCGGATGATGTGTTCAAGGCGCTGTTACAATGGTATGCCGTTAAGCCACGGGTGCGACCTATCACACCGGCGGACAAGCAAGCCATGAACGTGATTGACGCAAAATCGGAACCGGTGGATGAACCGGCGGAGGAAACTGAAGCGGGCTCGGTTGTCGGGCCGTTCGAGAAAGAGAACGTTGAGGAGCATTGCGGTCCAGAGATCGCTTTGGACTGAGGAGGCGACTGAGCGCCATTGACAGGAACTTGTGACCTTTTGTTTTATCACTTTGAAGGAGAGAACCCATGAGTGCTGACGATCTGAATTTGAACGACCCGTTCATTGATGATGACGATGATCTTGACGATGACCTCGAAGATGATCTCGACGAGTTCGACGACGAGGACTGGGATGACGATGATGAAGACTTCGAGGACGAAGATGACGACTGGGACGACGATGACGAAGACTTCGAGGACGAAGATGAAGACGACGACATCGACGACTGGGACGACGAAGACGAAGACGAAGACGAGGACGAAGACGATGACGACGAATGAAGCACAATGGGAAGATGCCCAGGCCGGTGAGGCTGGTTATTGGGGTAACTGCCTCGGGATGCGTGCATGGGGAGAGTTTGTCAAACAAGAGATGTACGGACGCGAGATGGGAGTGTTTGACGACTACGGCGATAGCGGTGGCGAACTCGACATGCGTGGCAAGTCTGTACTTGATGTCGGCGGAGGCCCCGTGTCGATGACGTTGCGTTGTTATAATGCACACATGCTCGTTGTTGTTGACCCGATTAACTGGCCTGCCTCCGTCTATCGGCGCTATCGTCGTCACGACATCAGTTTTGTCCGTGCGCCTGGTGAAGAGTTGCCTTCCGGTGGGCTCTATGACGAGGTTTGGATTTACAATGTACTTCAGCATGTTCAAGACCCGTTGAAGGTGCTGGCGAATGCGAGGCAGCATATCAAGGAGGACGGTGGCGTCTTGCGGATATTTGAGTGGCTGTGGATACCGGCCGACACGTGCCATCCGCACGTATTGACGCCGGAGTTACTTTTGAACGGCCTCCTTGGCTTGCGTGTCAAGAAGTTTGGGATACCAGTCTGTAACGATTACTGGTCGAACGGAGCCAAGGCTTTTGTAGGAGTCTTTACACGATGAACACGAAGATTGAAACAGGTCTCTATGACCTGTGGAACTCGTTACCGTTGGTTTGGAACGGAAGGGACGCCCTTGAGAAGTTGGATGAATTGGGACGGGCGGCTCGTAGCGATGCGAGAGCACAACGGCGCACGTTGGATGTGGCGACGGCGAATCATACCGCCAACGACAATCTCCACCCTGCTTTCCAAACGGCTCTAGGGGACTGTCAGAAGGTGGAAATTCTGGCACGCGATGTTGAAGGGATTCGTGAAAAGTTGGCCACCGCCTTTACGTCGGCGACCGATGAGATACGACAACTCATTGTGCGGAATCTCGATTTGGAAGGCAGAGAATTGCCTGACATCGACGATATTATTTTCGCCACGATGCAGGAGTCTCGTTTACGTCAAGGAGCCTCGCATGGTTAGGAAATGGATTAGTTATGTTGTCACACTCCTACTCGCGTTTTGGGCGGGCGGCGTAACGAATGTGCTACTTTGGGCACACGCTGCGTTCGGCGAACTCACGTCAGATTTGGTATACAATACGGTGATTTGGCCGTGGTACGCTATCCGGTATGTGTGCGGTTTTTAGTCCCTTGCCAGTGGCAAGTGGGCCTATAAAGGCTTACTGCTGAGCCGGTCTGACGAATCAGCGGTTAATGGACTATAGCTCAAGTGGTTAGAGCGCGACGCTGATACCGCCGAGGTTCTAGGTTCGAGTCCTAGTAGTCCAACATAGGAGGTATGTTATGCGATATTACTTTGCCGGTTTGTTGGCTGTGGCGGTGGCATTGACAATGTTGACCCCGATTCCAGGCGACAAGATACAACCACCGTCACCTCCGTCTCCGGCGTCTCCGACGAATACGCGAGATGGTTCGGTGATCTTTTGGCGTGGCGGTCTTTTAGTTGGGCCAATTCTTAGAAATACCGGGAGCGACATCACGCACGCAGCAATTGTGTTGTATGATGGCAATGATGAACCGTGGGTCTATGAGGCAGTCCCTCCATGCGTGCGAAAGATACGGTTGGACGAGTACGAAAAAGAGTTGCAAACACAGAGCCAGAAGCGACGTGATTTTTCTTGGTTTTCAATGAGTCCAAGGAAACCCTACACCGTGAAACAGTTGGCGGAGATGAAGAAGTATGCAGAGAGTCAACTCGGCCGTCCATACATGCTGCGAGGTTGGTGGAAGGGTTACGAGGTTCGCGGCATCTTTTGCAGTCAGTATGTCGGTAACACCATTGAACGGTCTGGGTTGATTACGTCAGGAAATGTCAGAGAATCGCCTGGAAGCCTTTATCGCAAATTGCTCACCAAGTATTATCTCTGGCAGAAAATAAAAGCCGGTGTAGCTCAGTTGGCAGAGCCGCAGTTTTGTAAACTGCTTGTCGGGGGTCCGATTCCCTCCACCGGCTCTTGCGCAGGGTGTAGCTCAGTTTGGCTAGAGCACGTGGCCTGGGACCACGGGGTCGGAGGTTCGAGTCCTCTCACCTTGACTGCTTGCCTACCATCGGTAGAAAAAGTACCGGCACCGTTTCACTTGGGTGGCGCGGTGCCAGATGTTATTGCGGGTTCGAGAAGTGGCTATCTCAGCGGCCTCATAAGCCGCCCACACAGGTTCGAGTCCTGTACCCGCAACTTTGAACTCTTGAAATCTTAACTGGGAGGCGACAATGCGTTGTGACCAATCATGCGGACTGACTAAGGAAGCTGTTGCCTTTTTGGAGGCCCATGAAGTTCAGCCTGATCCGTGCCCGTGCTGCCATCGAACATATCCTAGTCCATTGGAAGTGATCGGACATTACAATGGGTTCGATGAGTACGCATTGTTTCGGCATAAGTTACAGGACGGGCGATACGCCGACGAATTTCTGCAATCGCAGCCGTGGTCATCCGGTCCCGTAGCATTTATCGGCCTCCGTCTTTCGGATGGACAAGAGTTTCTTTGGACTGAGGAAGAAATCAATCAAGCGTTGTGAGGTGAAGCATGGTGACACTCGATGAACCCGAAATGAAAGTTCGTGAATGCGCGTCAGGAGCATGTTGGTTTGATGGACGCCTGCATGAGAACAGAATGCTGACTACTGTGCAATCTCGGCAAACACAGACACTTGCGACACCGTTTATTGTTCGTGAGTGCCGTCCGATTTTTGCGGTCTCGGACCTGCATCTTGGCGACGGTGGACCACGTGACAATTTTGCACACATGTCGAGCGGGCATCGTCTTGATGAGTTTCTTGGCTTCCTCCGTTACGTTTGCGAGTCGAATGGTAAACTCATCATTGTTGGCGACTTGTTTGATTTTTGGCAGGCGAATTTGAGCAGGGTGATTGTGTACCATAGGAAACTTCTCGATACGTTGGCTGAGATGGAGGCCATCTATGTCCTGGGGAACCATGACTCCGATCTTCGGTATTTTCTTGGAGAAAAAGAACCGTGGCTAAAGCACCCATTTTTCAAAACTATGCGTGAAGTTCACACGGAAACAGTGGATGGCCAACATATTCATTTCCTACACGGACATCAAGTTGACTCCTATTGTTCCAGTGACACTCCCGGCATTGGGCGCGCGACCGCTATCTATACTGGTCTGAAAGAAGACCGTCACGGTGGGCCGATGTTGCATAAACATCTGACCGTTGAGAAAGCCTATCTTGGGTGGATGGAGTGGCTGTCGGGTCTCGCCCAGCGATTGATGGGGAAGGGCGGACGTTATGAAGCCATGAATCGTGACTTGTGCGGACTACGAGTGCGTGGAGATTATCATGCGGTCGTCTCCGGCCACACGCATATTGCTGGAACGGTTGGAACCAGTGTTTACAACACCGGGACGTGGGCCGAACAAGTGAATAGCTTTGTATTGGTCGCTCCGGGGAAGCCGATTGGAGTATTTGACTGGATCAAAGGTCTGGCCGTGCCACAGTTGCGTGAGTTGAAAGTACATTGATGCTCGAAGAACTCTCTCAGTATAAAACGTATCTCGTTCCAATCAGTGAGATTTGGATAGACTCCGGTTTCAATGTTCGGGACATATTTTTACCGGAGGCAGTTAGATCACTGGCGCAAAGTATCTCAGATAATGGCGGGCATCCTTTGGGGTTAATGTACCCTTTGATTATACAACCTTGGACGCAGCAACCTGGATTCAATTACAAGTTACTTGCTGGTTTTCGACGGATGGCGGCAGTAAAACAACTTCGTTGGACATCGGTGCCGTGCAAAGTGATGCCGGATGACCTTTCCAAGTTTGAAGCCGACAAAATCAACTACATCGAAAATCTTGAGCGGAAAGACTTGAACATTGTTGAGGAAGCACGAGGCATTCAGAAGTTGTTCCCCCACGGTGAAAGCATTAAGGAAATTGCACGGGAGATTAGGCGTGACATGGAGTGGGTGCGTAGGCGCGTTCTGCTTTTACAGATGCCCGTGGAGGTGCAAAAACATTTCGAGTCAGGACGCCTCGCGCAATCTGATCTCAATGAATTGATACCCTGGGTGTCTGATCCTCTCACTGTGATTAGTATTGCAAAGCGAATACTTGACTCGAAATTAAAACCACCCGAAGAACGGAAAAGGGTTAAGAACGAATTATTCCAAGCCCGGAAGCGTAATCCACGTCATGCACGCCGGACGAAAGCCGAGATTTCTGATATGATTAGTTACCTGTGGGGACGGAAACCGCCGATAAGTGGTCTGCCCACACGTATCCTAGCTTGGTGTGCGGGTAGCATTACAACTGAGGAGTTGAAACGTGACATCGAAACCCACATCGAAGATGCCAATGAGTGAAGTTGGCATCGACATCACGAAACAGAAAGCCGGAACAATCATAACGATTGAGACGGAGAGCGATCAGATTTTCGAGTTGAAAATCACGATTCCTGAAAAGGCTGTCGTCGAAGTCACCGGAACGGATCAACGTTTGCGGCAACCTGTTCTTGGTGTGTTGACTCATTCATTCTCGGGGGACAAGAAAACGCAGATCAATAATTGGATTGGGATGCTTTTGAGAGTGTCGCTTGTCTTCAAGAATGGTAATCTTGAGAGCACGCCAGTCACGCACGCAACAATTCGTGGCAAAGGATGGAGTTACAATGTATTTTGAGAGCCGTCTCAGTGAACCTATAACCGTGTGGCCGGTGACGAGGATCGGTAACACCTGACCGGTAATGATAACTCGCGGTGGTGCGCGAGGGTCACATGCGATTCTGAGGCGGCTCCTTTTGAACAATGTCGGCGAGAGAAACAATGAGTAAAGTCTACATCGACACTGAAACTTGCGGTTTGCATGGTATGGCTGTGTTGTTACAGTATGCTGAGGAAGACGGGCCGATTACCCTGCACGAAATCTGGCGACGACCTATCCATGAAACTCTGACGTTGATTGAGTGGGTCGCATTACACACTGTCGTCGGGTTCAATCTTGCGTTCGACTGGTTCCATCTTTGTAAGATATACACTGTCTTCAAACTTTGTGATCCGAATTGGATACCCGAAGAACATATTGAAGAGATTGCTTTGTTGGAACCGAAAGGCCAGGAAGGTCCATGTCTAAAGCCATTCAGTGCTCTGGACCTTATGTTGCACGCTCGAAAAGGTCCCATGCAGTCTCTCATGGGACGTGACGATGTTCGTATTAAACGTGTGCCCACTGTGCTGGCGTATGTGTTGGCTGCCGAATTGGAGCAGCGGATTAAATTCGACAACATCTACTTTGCCAAGTCTTACGATCCCGAAGCGCCAAAGTGGCAGGTCTTCGACCGACACGACCGGCGTGGCGAGATTGATCCTGATTTCAAAGATGTGGTTCTCAAGTTTAACCCGGCTGGCGGCTTGAAGTTCTTAGCAGAATATCTGCTGAAGAAAAAGCCTAAGTTTCACTACAAGGATGTCGAACCTAAACGCCGTCCAATAGAAGTTGGCTATGCACCAACGGCGTTGGCTGTATCAAGTCCCTTTGAGCAATGGGTCGTGACGAAGAAAGGATCAGACGGAAAACACCGCCCCGCTGGTCAGGCTTGGCCCGGCATCATCAAAGAGAACATTGAACACTGGGCTTCACGAGCGGATGCCCGTGAGTACGCTCAAGATGATATTGTCTATACCCGTGAACTCGACCACTACTTTGGTGATCCGACGCCGGGCGACGATGACTCAGTTTTGGCCTGTATGGTGGCCGCGATTCGCTGGCGTGGCTTTGTCATCAATATCGACGGTATCGCAGAGTTGGCGGCGAAGTCACGGGCCGTTGTCGCTAGTTCGCCAGTCAATGTCAACAAGCCGAAGGATGTCAAAGCCTATGTGATGGCCGCAATGGATGCTGTTGAATTGACGCTCGTTGATATTGAGACCAGCACCAAGAAGGCTCATATTGAAGCCATCTCTGGCTGGGAGATCAAAGAACCAGAACCTTGCACTCTTTGTCTTGATCTTGGCCCCAATTCCGAGTGCCCTCGGTGTGGTGGTTTAGGTACGCTTCCTATTGGACCGCACCCTGCGGCTGCTCGTGCGAAGGAGATTCTAAACGTCCGCATCGCTATGAAGGAAGTGGAACTCTATCAAAAACTTCTGCGAGCCGGGAAGTTTCACGCCAGTTTCATTGTGATTGGCACATTGTCAACTCGTATGTCTGGTGGCGATGGTTTGAATCCACAAGGCATCAAGCATACGACTGATGTGCGTTGCATGTTCCCTCTGGCGTGGTCGGGATACATTCTTTGCGGCGGTGACTTTGACTCGTTTGAAGTGACGTTGGCGGACGCCGTGTATAATGATCCGGGGTTACGGTCGGCATTGACGACCAAAGTTGAGTGCCACAAATGTTTTGGCGGCGGCAAAACGATCTGCAAAAAGCATCATAAAGAAGGAGCTAAAGCACCGGTTTCCGACTGTCCTAAGTGTGTTGGGTTGTGTGAGAATTGCGACGGGTCCGGGCGAGCGACAAAGAAATTGCACGGTCTCTTTGCGATGGAAATGTACCCTGGCAAGACTTACGAGGATATTCTTGCGTCCGACGGTAAGGAACCTGACTACTATACGAAAGGCAAACAAGGCGTGTTCGCCATGATCTATGGTGGCGACTGGAATACGCTCGTGAAGAAATATCACATTGACCCTAACGTGGCCCAAAAAGCGGAGCAGGGATTCTTTCGCAAGTTCCCTGGCGTTCGGAAGGCGCGTGAGAAGACTTTCAAGTTGTTCTGTTCGATGACGCAGCCCGAAGGACTGGGTAAGGCTGTTGTGTGGGCGGAACCGGCCGACTATATCGAGTCCTTCTTGGGGTTTCGTCGTTACTTTACGCTGGAAAATAAGATTGCTAAGACAATCTTTCAGTTGGCTCACCGTCCGCCGAAACATTGGAAGATCATTGGCGACAAGATTAAGGTGTGCCGTCGTGATCGAGTGCAGTTTGCTGTGGGTGCCGTTCAGTCGGCTTTGTATGGGGCTGCGTTTGCCATGCAGGCGACAAACATGCGCGCCGCAGCTAATCACGAAATTCAATCTCCCGGTGCCCAGATTACAAAGGTTCTCGAACGCCGTATCTGGGACTTGCAACCGGCTGGTGTGCATGAGTTTGTTGTTGCTCCGTTAAACATTCACGACGAACTAATGATACCGACACTCCCCGACGCCGTGGACCCCGTGGCTACTATCGTTCACGATGTTGTTGAATCATTTCGTTCACAGGTCCCGCTTATTGGTATGACATGGAATCAAGGAATGCAAAACTGGGCCGAGAAGAAGGGCGGTGCGAAGACGATGAAGATACGAGCGCCGATCCTAAATGAGACATAGAGGCTAATCAATGCTATTCAATCGCTACCAAGTTGAAGTGGAGGACCCGACCACAGGAATATGGGTTCCTGATCGTTGCTTCCAGCCGGTGTTTAAGTGGACCTACTTGCCAAGAAAGTTTTTGCGTTTCTTCTGGCGTAAGAGGCCCGTGGCCATTGGAGACCCGGAGGTTGTGGCAATAATCCTGAAAGCCGATGCCTACCACTACGCGAGGCGTCTTCATCGGACACAGACTAATCGCCACGTGCGAATTACGCGAGTTGAACAAGAAGGCGCTGGACTGTTGAAGATGGTGGTGTGGCAAGACGGGGAGTGGTGCTAATGAGTAAACAAATGAAACAAGTGAACAAGCATTTTCGACCTGGGACTCTAGGATTCCATGAGATAGTAGATCGAACTTGTCTTATTGCCGAGCTATTCAGCGATGTTATAGCCCGCCATCCATGCCACAAGTGGACTCCGAAAATTGGACGCCGCATCAAACGGATCGAAAAGGACCTTTTCGATCTCTACCAAGAACTAGCCACCGAACATGCCGAGGTGTAGTATGCCAAGTGATCTGCCTAAAGACTGGACGGACGAAGATCAAGACGATCTTGACGAAGGCCGCACTTCATGGGACCGCCGTAAGCCACGTCGTACTGAGGACTATGGTGAAAGATTGAAAGAAGGGTTTGATATTCTTGACCTGGATGCAGACGACTGATGCCAACACAACGAATCAAACGACCTGACCACGGACCCGAGTGGTTTATTCGGCGCGATCTCATTACCTACCTCGAAGTGCGAGGATGGCATGTTGAGATTATGATTGGCAATGCCTACCAGTTTGGCATCCCAGACCTGTATTGTTTCCATCGAAAGTGGGGCGAACGATGGATCGACGTGAAGAATCCAAAGAAGTACGCTTTCACCAGACCCCAAAAAGCTAAGTGGCCCGAGTGGGAGCGGGCGGGCATCGGTATCTGGATTCTTGTCGCCGCCACGCAAGAAGAGTACGACAAACTTTTCCAGCCACCGAATTGGAGAAAGTACGTCAAGAAAAACTGGAAGATTCCGTCGCAAGATGAGATTGACAAGATGCTAGACAACTTAAAATAAGGAGGCGGGCTGTGAAACATTGTCTTTTGTTTCTGTTTGTGATGCTGTCACTTTTCATTTTCGCCTGGATTGCACTTTGGGGAGTGTTTATTCTGGCACTTGAAACGTTCGCCGATCACCGAACTTCGTTCGTGTTTGGCGTGTTTGGTTTGGTTTACATTGTCTCGTTGCTGCACCGCCTCTTGGGTTGGCTTTACAGACGATACTTGGAGAAGCTATGAAGTTGCAACGCTCCCCGGAACGCGGTCTCTGTCTTGTAGCCTCCTTCGCAATGGCGTTGGGTGCCCCGGCTGAGACCTTACTCCAAGAGATTGGCGACCAATGGAAACTCCATGCGTTTTCCGATCTACCGGTGCCTTATTGTTGGCGTGGTGTTCACATACAAGAACTCATTGCGAGAGCAGTCGCGCGAGGAATCGCTGTCACGCCGATTCAATTGGCACCCTTTGTTGACCCACCGGCTGTTCGTCATCCGCACACAGGACGCCCGTACTCGCCGGTTCCAGTTTTCTACGGCGGTCCTTCTGAGGAAGCAAATTGGGACCTCCTTAAACAGACTATTGTGTCGTGCCGGGGTGTCTTGACAGGTACACTCGCTCGCCACTCGCCCATTATTCGAGGACACGCTGTGGCTTTTGACCACGGTGTCATTTATGACCCGGACGGGGACGCCTATCTGTATTCCGTCCAGCAATGTGAAACACATAATTTTTACGCCAACTGCGCATGGCGTTTCGATAGAATGGAGGTATCGTATGGCACGAAAAATGAAGTCGTTGTCGCCCCAACTTCAACAGGAGACAGAACGAATTGAGTCGCTAGTTGAACAACTTCAAAGTGGCGACACAACAGTCGAAACGGAATTAGTTCAGTGTTGCATGTCGCTTGTCGATGCAAGACTTCGGTTGATGTCCGGGTATCCAAAAGTACAGAATATGCGGGAAGACTTACAGAGTATTGGTTACTTAGCGATTGTCGAAACAATTCGAGACTTGCAAAATGGGTATCAGGTGCGATCAAACGTTGTTGGACTTTTTTCGATTCGGATACGTTATGCGATCATCAATGCACTCCGAGTTCAAACCGCCTACGACGAAACACACGTGTCTCTGGGTTCAATGTTGAAAAGCGACGTAGGAATACCTAATGAGACGGATGAAACATGTAAGAAGCAAGAATACTTGTCGCCGCCAACTTTGGATGTGATTCTTGCACGGGATGACTGTAGCTTTGAAGAAACGGATTGCCTCGACTTTTTGTTTGCGTGCTGCACGTCCGAAGATGAGCGCAAGTTAATCGAGTTACGGTTGCAAGGCTACACAATACGAGAGATTGAAGAAGAGACTAAATTCTCCCGTGCAGCAATTGATCGGATGTTGTTGCGTATCCAGAAACGACACGAAAAGAAACAGGCCGAACTTGATGATTGACACAATCTACCTAGACCTTGATGATGTCTGCAATACACTCTCGCCGTGCATCCTATGGTACTTGAACCTCACCCGCGAGCCACGTGATTACAGTGTCTTCCCGACAGAGCCTATGGAGTTGGCAGTATTGGCGAATCGACTCCTGGCTGAGCGGGGCGTGAAGAAGAGGTTTACACGTCCGTCCTTCTGGGCAGCCATCCCGCGTCGGCTATGGGCAGAAGCGCCCGAGAGTCCTGAGTTTAGGTGGCTGCTCCAAGAGTGTAAGCACCTCGCGGGTGCCTCAAGCGTCTTTATTGCCACCAGTCCGACCAAGGACCCCGATTGTTTGGCTGGGAAGCTGGAATGGCTCCACCAGCACGCTCCACGGTGGCTGCACCGTCAGTATTTCATCACTCCGCGCAAGGAGCGCCTGGCGCAACCTGGGAGCCTTCTGATTGATGACGACGAAAACAACTGCCGCAAGTTTGAGGCACGTGGAGGTCGGGTTATCCGGTTTCCACGTCCTTGGAACGCCGAAGCGGGTAAGGAACCACTCCCCTATTTGAGGGGACAATTGCAGTCCTTGGAAAATTCTTGACGAAATTCGACGAATTTCCAAGATTCTTGTGGAAATCCAAGGGTTTCTAGCCGTTAGATAAGATAGGAGGACACATGATGCAACATCCGATGCGACTACCAATGCTGCCAGAGAGAAAAGGTTGGTATTGGGGACACTTACGGGAACCGAATATCTTTGGGGACTATTGGGTGTGTTTTCGATTCGACCCGGAGGCGCGGACGACGTATACGACGCCAGGGAACCCGCCGCTCGAACTTTCGGAGCGTGAGTTGTGCATCGTCAAGTACGACTGCATCGGTCCTTGTATCGAACCACCGATCATTGACTTTGGAGGAAACTAACAGCCATGACGACTGTTGAGACTGGCATCGAGACACGAGAAATCGAGTTCATCCCTGCGGCCTGGATGGAACACGCAGCGTGGACACCTGGGTTGCGAGTGTACAGCCGTCCGATACGGGTGCCTATTCATTCGCACCCGCTCCGTCGAAAGACGGATGTGGAGCGCCGGGCCGAGCAGAACTTGGGAGAGATCGAACAATTGATTCGCTCTATGTTGAGCGAGTTTATTCACGAGTAGCATTAGGAGAACGTGTACGCCGTAGCTCAATTGGCTAGAGCGCGAGTAGCATCACCCAAGCCAAAAACTTACCCCTTGTAAAGCACATCGGGTCGAAGGATTTGGGTTATCATAGGAACTTGAGGTTGTAGGTTCGAGTCCTATCGGCGTGCCTTGAAACGAAACAAGAGAAACCACGAGAGAACCAAGAGAGAACACACGGGCCGACGTTGAACGGTTATCTATTTGGAAGACCCTCCGTTCGACATCCCTTGCCCGGTGAGTACAATGAGAGAACATGAGAAAACATGAGGCCGAAGTCATGGGTTATCTGGTTAAAGTAATACCCATCGACACAACCTTGCCTCATCGTATGTGTGGGTGGCGGAACCGGAAGACGCGCCGCCGCCGCCGTGAAACACCACGGGGTTCGGAAGGTTTCCGACTATGATGTCGGCAACCGCCGAGAGTAGGTTCAAGTCCTACCCCACACACTGGTCGAGCCGAATTTTGTTGGGTTATCTACCACTATCACGAAACCCCAGCAATACGACCTTGCTCGACTCCCCACAACTGAGTGATATAATCGAAGGCCACGGAGAACAATGATGGACGTAACCTATTGCCATGATCGAGGAATGCTTACGGATGTCGTCCTAGACGCCAACACCGAGACCGTGGACCTGTGCCACAAGTGCCTATCGAATGGTGAGACGTTCAGTGCGTCCTTTCGACTATGGGATGCGCCGATATTTGTCGGGCGCGTCATCAACAGTGGTTATTCGATCCTAATTCGTCCTACCGGACGCTTTGCTGGGTCGGATGAATTGGTGACGATTGTTGTCACCGGTGAGGACGTGGGCGTGTTGCCACGCCTCTCAGACAAAGAAACAGACGAGGAGACAAGTGCGTAAAAGCGCCGGGCCGAGGCAAATGGGTTATCAATTTCATACTTGCAATACCCATTCGCACACCTTGCCCAGATGCTTTTATTGCGAGTGTAATTTTGGGCCAACTTAGCCTAACCTTTCCCACGGAGAACTTTCCCATGCGTACTTACAGCAAAGCGGTCTCGAAGCGTGAAACTCCCCAGAGTGAAGCGATCCCCGGAACCAATCAGAAAGAGAACAATGCTGGTGGTTTCAGTTTCGTTCTTGATGAATGGAGTCACCTGGAGCGCTTTTTGATTCTCGGCAGTGCAGGTGGGACCTACTATGTTGGAGAGCGCAAGTTGACGCAGGATTGCGCCAAAGTAGTGGAACGCTGCCTAGCGTCCAATCCGCAACGTGCAGTTGAAACCATCGCCAAGATCAGCGAGTCCGGCCGCGCCCCGTCGAATGACCCGGCAATCTTCGCCCTGGCCGTGGCGGCGAGTTACCGTGGCGAACAAACGACGGAGTTCATCGCCCGGAGTGAGGCGCTTGCGGACTTGCCCCGCGTGTGCCGTACAGCAACGCATTTGTTCCAATTCATCGCAAACTGCAAGGAATTGCGTGGTTGGGGACGCGGTTTGCGCAATGCCGTTGCAAAGTGGTACAATGATAAGCCCGTTGAGAAGCTGGCCTATCAGGTGACGAAGTATCGTAATCGCGTTGGCTACACGCACAGGGACGCATTGCGACTGAGCCATCCAAAGACAACGGATGTCACCCGGAACGAACTTTACCGCTGGATTACAACAGGCACCACGGCGGCTGCCAATGAAGACCCGCGTATCACTCGCATCGTACTGCCGTTCAGTCCACTGGCTCTACCGTATGCTTTGGACCGAATCAACGCTCTCGACCCGGCCGACGTGTCGAGCCGCCGCGATGCAATGCGCCTGATCGACGATTACAAGTTGACCTTGGAGCATGTGCCCAATCATTTCCTATCCAGTCAGGGGGTATGGGATACCCTCCTTCCGCATCTCCCGCCAACGGCTCTGATCCGTAATCTCGGGAAGATGACGAGTATCGACTTGCTCAAGCCGCTGGCGGCACAGACCCAATACGTCTGTGACACTCTCCGTAATGCCGACAGGCTCAAGGGTGCCCGTGTGCATCCTTTGAGTGTCCTGCTCGCTCTAAACACGTACCAGAGCGGCCACGGCCTCAAGGGGAGCCTTAGCTGGAAGCCGGTGCCGGAGGTTTGTGCCGCCCTTGAAGACGCTTTCTATGCGTCTTTTGCGGCGGTTGAACCCACCAACAAGCGGTATATCCTCGGCTTGGACGTTTCCGGGTCGATGGACGGTGCTTTCATTGCCAACACCCGGCTCACAGCCCGCGAGGCGGCTGCGTGCATGGCGATGGTCACAATGAAGACGGAACCGAGGACGTACCCCGTGGCATTCTCGCACACGTTGACGCCGGTTGATCTCGTTCGGCATACCCGCCTCCAAGACGTGATTAACACCCTTCGTCGGATTCCGATGGGCGGGACGGATTGCGCCTTGCCGATTATGGTCGCCACGCAATCGCGGATCGAGGCGGATGTGTTCGTGATCTATACCGATAACGAGACGTGGGCTGGTCGGATGCACCCGGCGCAAGCCTTGCAACAGTACCGATCTGTCATGGGCATTGACGCCAAGTTGATTGTCGTCGGGATGACGGCTACGGAGTTCACAATTGCTGACCCGAATGACAGTGGGATGCTTGATGTGGTCGGATTTGACGCCGCTTGCCCGGCTATTATGTCCGACTTTGCCCGATAACAATTGGAGGCACAATGGCTGAGACTTTTACGGTAATTGCGTTCTTCATCCTGGTTGGGTGGATCGCTTATCTACTTTTTCGGTAGGAGACCCTATGGGTTGGCATGATTTGATTCTTGGCGTCGTTATCATCTGGCTTATATTCGCCTGGATCAAGGCGTGTACCGGTTGGTATCGTGAAATGCAACTACGTCAATTCTGGAAGGAAGTGGCGCAGCGGCATCATCTGGAATCAGCACCAGAGACGATTGCACTTTGGGAGAAGTGGTTCCCATTGAATCAATCCTATCGACCGTCTCGCACATGTTGTAACTGCACCTGTAATGGCACCTGCAAGGATCGAAAATGAGAGCAATCAAGTACGAGTTCCTACAACTTGCTGAACACTACAAGCCTGGGAAGTCAACCACGAACGGTTGGTTTATTTCCGAGAAGCTGGATGGCACTCGTTGCTTTTGGGACGGCGGACTCTCTCGCGGGATGAAAACCGAGGATGTCCCGTGGGCTAATATCACTGACCCCAAGACAGGGAAAAAGAAGGCGAAGATCAAGCCACGAGCCACTGGACTTTGGAGTCGGTATGGCAACCCTATTATCGCCCCCGACGCCTTCTTGAACTTGTTGCCTTGTTGTCCACTCGACGGAGAACTTTGGGCCGGTCGTGGCAACTTCCAACTGTGCCGGTCGATCTGCGGAGGAGACACCCCGGACCCACGGTTCATGGACAAGATCGTCTATGCTGTCTATTCCGCACCGCCTCCATCGGCGGTATTTATGACGCGCGAGATCAGCAATGCCAACATGGTGCGAGGCATTGATTATCTTGCGATTGAACGCTGGATCGGAGAGCGTGTTGCCGAGAAAGAACTTGACGACTACTGTTATCTCCCGCCCGGCGTCGTTTTCTCGGATGAGGTACGTTTTCTTGCAGAAAAACTTGACGTTCTCTCATCCAAGTGCTACCTACATCCGCAAATAAAACTGCCGGACACGGATGACTGCACACAGCACATTGAAGACTTTCTACAACGAGTTCTCGATAAGGGTGGTGAAGGTGTTGTAATTCGCAACCCACTCGAATCGTGGATTCCACGTCGGCATCATGGTATTCTCAAATACAAACCATTCGACGACGCCGAATCTGTTCTCACAGGATTCACAAGTGGACGCGAGACAGAGAAGGGGAGCCGCCTGCTCGGAATGATCGGTGCGTTAATCACCGACTTCAATGGGAAGCGTCTTGAGTTGGCCGGACTCACGGACGTAGAACGTGGATTTCAGACGACCGAAATGTCTGCCTATGCCAAAGATCATCCCGACGAGGATATGCCTGCGACCTTCCAAGGCAGGTGTTTCAAAGTCGGTCAGAAGATAACGTTTAAGTATCGAGAACTTAGTGACGATGGTGTGCCGAAAGAAGCACGCTACTGGCGTAGGAGAGACGAAGAATGACGCTCGGACAACTGATTCAATCGCTGGCGCAACGTGGATTCACTTTGACCACGGGACCACATGGTGGTTTCCGTGGATACTATGCGCAATTTTACAAGAAGGAAGACTGCGCTGTTTGCCCAGAGTGTTACAGTCAGCAACCACCGGACGACTGGTTCGCCGCCGGACACGGAATGACGCTCCCTCGCGCCATTATTATGGCTGCGAAACTCGTCTTGGAAAATGAGAAGGACAAGGTAGTAGTCCCGCAACCAGTGGAGTTCAAATGAAGCCACCGAAACAAGACAACTTTGACTGGGTGCCTGCGGCGTTCTTTTTGGTGCTCGCCGTGGTGTTTCTCGGCTATGTTCTCTACATAGAGTGGATGATTGCATCGCTCCCGCACGGAGGTTTCTAATGCTTCGACAATACATGCCGCAACTCATTGAAATCGTACAACAGACGGCCAATGACGCCCGTGCCAAAGGCACTTGGGATCAGTGCCTCAAAACATCCTTGACCGTGACACTTATTATCGGGTGTCTTGGTCTCCTCGTTTATCTTCACCGAAGAGGTTATTAGATGGCAACAATACGGAATCCAAAACAAGAAGGCACGCCGTTCTTTGACTGCATTGTTCAGACCGGTATCTGTCCAAATAATTGCAATCAGTGTTTCTACAACCGCCCCGGCGCGTACTATGTACCACTGGATCAGTTGCCACTCATACCGATGCCCGAAGAGGTCGGCAAAGGCATCGTCCGCATGAATTGTGGGCACGACTCCAATATCGAGCGTGAGAAAGTGATCGCGGCCTCGTTGAAGTATGAAAATGCCTTTTTCAACACGAGTATCTGCCGATTTGACTTCCCTGGGCCGGTCGTCTTGACTGCGAATCCCAATGAAGAAAAGCCGCCGCATCTGGTCAACCCGATCCCTGATAACTTGATGTTTGTTCGGTTGCGGACATCAGGCACGAATCTTCGACATATTGACGACGCCGTGACGTACTATACCTTGCGTGGCGTGCCCGTCGTCATCACATTCATGGCGTACTATGATAAGTTGCCAGTGGTCGATCTCAGTGAACTCGATGAAACCTTCGACTGCGTTGACCAGTGTTATACTTGGAAGGTTCGTCATATCAACTCGTATTGGTGTGCTACGACCAAGTTTATGCAGGCTGTGATGAAGAGGTATCAAGGGAACCGACTTGTTTCCATGTGCGGTAGTTATGCGTCTGGTTATTGCCGTGCATGTCGAAACTGCGAGACATATTACTATCAGACGCAGAAACGGTTGAGAGGAGAGTAACGTGATTACTTTCACAGCAGCGGAAATGACAAACTTGATCGTGATGGTCGTCTCGATTGTCGTGCCGGTCATCGTCAAGTATGTCTATGACTACTTCCAAAATAAAGAGTGAGCCAACACATGCTGATTTGTAGCGAGTGTGACTTGCATTACGAAGTCGTGTGGAATAACGACGGGTGCGGTGCGCCTGTTGTCTACTGTCCACGTTGCGGGTCCGAATTTATTGCGTGCGACGATCAAGAAGAACAGGGCTAGTTACTCGGCGGTTGAACTTAGCCACAAGAATCAAGAGAAAGGAATATCATGCTTCGAGTCAACTTCTTCGGCGGACCCGGCGTTGGAAAGAGCGTGCTGGCTGCGAAAGTTTACGCTGAACTCAGTCGCGGCGGGATCGTCTCCACTGAGTTGGTGCAAGAGTTCATAAAGTCGTGGGCGTATGCCGAGCGACAGATCGACAAATTCGATCAGGTGTACACTTTCGCCAATCAACTGTGGTCTGAACACCGACTCTTGAAGTCGGGAGTACAAGTCGTTGTCACTGATTCGCCAATCCTCTTACAGTGTGTTTACACATCGCAACTCGACCAGTGCATTGCGACCGATCTAATGGGCATCGCGCAAGAATATGAAAAAGCCTACCCATCGCTTAACTTCTTCGTGGCCCGTGACGTGCCGTACAAACCGTTCGGCCGGTATCAAACCGCCGCTGAAGTCGAGTTGCTAGATCGCCAGATATTGGGATTCATTGAAAACATGCGACTGAATTTTATCACAGTGGTCCCACGGGAATGGGACACGATACTCGCAACCGTCAAGGAAGCCGCCTACGCAATGGGAGATGTGAAGTGGCGATAAATCAGGAGCAGATTGCGCCAGACTCCTATGATCGAGGGCGCAAGGCGCGCAAACTCCGAAAGAAACGGACGGTGCATGTCGAACGACGGGCCGCGAAAAAGGACCCTGTGAATGCGCCAAAGAAACGTCGCTACTGGGGATATGAATTATGAAGTACACTGTAAAGATTCCAAACTTTGTTTTGGGTTGTGTTATTGGTGTCGTTGCCGTGATTATCGTGCGACTACTCTATCAACTCGGACTGGCATTTTATTTGATGTGGCTATTCACGCACCCTTGAGACCCTGACATGAGTGACATAGCAGTAACCGTTGAACAGATCACCGACATTGTGCCGCATCCGCAGGCCGACCGTTTGGAGATCGCCAAGATACTTGGCACCCAGACGCTCGTGCCGAAGGGCGAGTTTCAAAAAAGCGAACGGGTTGTATTCTTCCCGCCCGACATCTGCCTGCCGCCGGACATGTCGCAATTATTGGGTGTGCAACAGTATCTTCGTAGTGCTGTCTACGAAAACAAGAGTCAACCTTGCCGGGTTGCAGCGACTCGCCTACGTGGGACCCCGAGCTACGGGTTCATTATCAAGGCCCCTGACATACTCGACAATCATGCTCTGGGGTCGGATGTATCGTGCATGTGGGCGGCATGGAAATACGAGCCGCCGCTCAAGATCAGCATGGGCGGCGACGGGCACCCAGAACCGCATAACTTCCCACGATACACGGACATCCAAAACTACTACCGCTATTCGTGCGCGTTTGAGTACGGCAAGATGGTTCGCGTGACGGAAAAGACGCACGGTACGAATTGCCGGGTTGGTTGTATCAACTTCGATGGCTGCCCCAAACTACTTTGTGGGTCGCACAAGTCTGTGTGGAAAGAGTTCAACGTCAACGGGAAGCGTTCCCTTTATTGGGAGCCGTTGCAAGATGTGAACATGCAGACGGCTGTTGAAGACTTGTCGAAGCGCTACAAAGAAAATGACGTGTACGCCGATGTCATCGTATACTGCGAAATCTTTGGCCCGCGAATCCAAGACTTGGACTACGGCATCCCAACCGGCCACATTGGATTCCGCGTATTCGATATTCGCGTCAATGGCCGATTCCTGAATTGGGGCGAGTTGCACACAACCTGCACCGCCTACGGTTTGCAATTGGTTCCACTCATCTACATCGGCCCATTTGGCGCTGAGTGTGTTCAAGATTGGACCAACGGGCCAACCTTGATTACAGACCCAGAAAACATTCATGCTAAGTTCAAGGGGCGAGAGGGTTGTGTTATCACTCCACTGGAAGAGGAATACAGTGATGTGATCGGCGGGCGTTTGATCCTCAAGAGTGTGTCGGCAGATTACCTTGCTAGAAAAGGAGCGCAAGACAATGCGTAAGACAATACGTAAAGTGGCCCAACTCGTAGGACGCTGCATCCAAGGTTTCACACTCGGTCTGTGTATCACGGTTCTCTTCCCGTATGCCTGCGGTCTTCTCTCTTATGGAGTCACTTACTCTGGTTGCACGGCCGAGCAAGAATGGCTCGACGAAGCCACACTCTATCTGCGTGCATTGGAATGCCGTGCCAAGGACCCACAAGTCAAAGAGGTGCTACACTACACGGTCACTCGTTACAATACCATCGGGCCATTTGACGTGGCCATTAGCCGATGCAACTGGATTCTTTGTGTTCCACCTGGCGCTTACGTGATCGGGATTAACACCCCGACGTGCCCTGGACTGACACTCGATGCTGAGGTATTGAGTATGCCTGTCGAAGTCGGGGCCTTGGTTCTTGTCCATGAGGCCATGCACGACTACTATCCGTACTTCGGCCACTCGCACGTTACACCTGTCATGGCCAAGGTTGAGAAACTGAGTCTCGACAGCGGGACCTATGGAACCATACGATTTACTAAACGTGTTTTCAACTAGCAAGAAGGTCTACTATGTACACCGCACAACAAATTGCGAACGCCTTAGACTTTGCGGTGCTAAGGCCCACGGCCTCTCACACAGACATACGTTTTGCCTGTGAGTTGGTCCGTGCGAACAACATCCGCACAGTATGTATCGCCCCGACCTACGTGGAGTACGCGAAGAAATTCGGTGCCCCAATTTGCGCCGTGATCGGATTTCCGCACGGCACGACAACCGCCGAGATCAAACATCAAGAGGCACTTGCCGCGATGGACTGCGGCGTCGAAGAGATCGACGTAGTTATCAACTACGGGCGTTTCTTGGACGACGACATTCAAATTCTTGAAGAAGAATTATTGCCGATCATTAAGGACGCACATGATACGACACTGGGACGCAAGCCGGTGGCTGTCAAGGCGATTCTTGAAACTTGTTTCTACACAATGCAGCAAATCGACTATGCCACACGTCTCTGTGTGGACCTCGGAGTTGACTTTGTGAAAACATCCACCGGATTCGGCCTGCACGGGGCCACACCGCAAGCTGTCAAGGCTATGATGCAGGCTGTTGAAGGCTCCAAGGTACAGGTTAAGGCGAGCGGCGGCATTACGTCTTACAACGATGTCGCTAAGTACCTTGATCTTGGCTGCACGCGGCTCGGTGCCTCTCGTTACAAGGAGTTGTTGCCATGAACCGATTAGCTTTCAACAGAGGTTATTTGTGCGGCGCTATGGATCGCGTAAAGGACGGTGGGATCGAGTGGAGAGAGCAAATCAAATCCTCTCTCGTCGATCTCAAGATTCTCTGGCTCGACCCGACGAACAAGCCAATCGACATTGGAATCGAAGATTTGGAGAATCGTGACTACCGCCGACACTGCAAGCAAAAGGGCGACTTTGAATCCGTGCGAGCGGAGATGAAGCAAATTCGCCCTGTCGATCTACGCATGGTTGATGTTTGCGACTTCATGGTCGTCAGTCTCGATATGGATATTCATGCGTGCGGAACGTATGAGGAATTGTTTTGGGGAAATCGCATGAAGAAACCGATCCTCGTGCGTGTGCTGCAAGGAAAACGCGATTGCCCGGACTGGCTCATGGGAACGTTGCCGCACCAACTGATTTTCTCGACGTGGGAAGAAATCATTGCCTATTTGCGTCATGTCGCTCACGACGACCATGTTGACACACTTCGCCGTTGGATGTTCTTCAACTTCACGGGAGAGTAATGAAACGATTGCCCCGTTGGGTCCGCTGGCTCAAGACACACTGGCAACTACTCAAATGGTTGCCATGTGGAGATAGACTGTGGAGATGGGCTGACGACTACAGTGAGAAGTGGTATACGTCACAGGTGAAACAATGACAGAAGAACAGAAAGCCGCTTACGTCAATTCAAGAGTCGCCTGTGCCTTGATTGAGGCTATGGGAATGATGTCAGAGAATCTTTGGCGTCTAAAGATCGGTGACACGGCTGTCTATTCAGAGTCATCTTTCTCTGCTTTGATTGATCGGTACAGTATTGGAAGTAACCCTGTAATACAGGACCTCACACAATGAAACCTGACACAAGTACACATTGTCGTTCGATTGCAAAAGCCACGTCATGGGAAACATTTTCGACTCTTGTTGTCTTTGTCCTGGCACTTGGCATGTTTGGCAGTCTAGGCATCTGTATCACGTTTGCTGTCGTCAGTTTCTTTGTGAAACTCATACTCTTCTATTTCCACGAACGAATCTGGCATCAAATTGAGTGGGGAAAAGAATTGACGTATGGACAACGGCGAGCACAAGAGATCGCGGCCGACTTGAAACGACAGTTGCGGCGTGGTGACTATCTTGTAAACTTGAAAAGGATCAACGATGATGGAAACAACAACGGAATCGACAATGGAAACTAAACCACTGGGATTGACGGGGCCAACCGGAATCAATACGGGCGTCAGAAGTCAGGGTGTCACTGGAACGGTTGGGGCACGCGCCCGCAATGCCAATCCCATTCCAATGCGGCGAGGAGTTTTGCCAGTGTTGCGACGTGAGAAAACACCACGCCGCAACGAACTTTGCCCGTGTGGAAGCGGAAAGAAAGCCAAACGATGTTGTCTCAACAAGATCAAGTTGCTTGCCTCACTGCCGCCGCACGTGCGCCAAGACCTTATTGTATCGAGACTTCTTCAGCCACGGATGCAGACTATTCCATTGCCAGTAGCCGATGCGTTTGCTAGGACCGGATCAGACTTGGGGACCACCGAAGTCCCCCTTGAAAAAGCGGAGATCGAAAATGCGAATCCCTAAGACACTCAGTTATTCATCCTTTTCTCTCTGCGAAAAAAGCCCGGAAGAGTTCTACACGCAGTATTTGTCGCCAAACGCCCCGACACGGACGCCACAAGGCCCGCCGCTTGCAGTGGGTTCGTCGTTTGACGCCTACGTGAAAGCAGCGCTTCATCACGATCTTTTTGGCGGTGGTGCTGACCCTCGTTACGAGTTCAGCGCTCTTTTTGAGTCTCAAGTTGAGAAGCAGAATTGGGACTTTGCACTGCGGGCCGGGAAGCATGTCTTCAAAGCCTATAAGGTGTGTGGAGCCTACAACGATCTGTTATTCTGGTTGAAGAAGGCAATCAAACCACCACGTTTCGAGTTCCGAATTGAGCGGGCAATCGACGGGGTGCCCTTTATGGGGAAACCTGACTGTCAGTTTGTTCTCAACCTCGGACAAGGTGACTTTGATAACGTGTATGACTGGAAGGTTCGCGGCTACTGTTCCAAGTATGCTACAAGTCCCTCCAAGGGTTATGCTACGTGCCTTGATACATTCCAGAGCAAGCCAAGCCGGAGTCATGGCAAGGAACACGCGCTGTACATGCCCCGCGATTTCCACGGTCTGACGATCAACGCAGGTTTCCTTGAGACGTGCAGTACGGACTATGCCGATCAACTTTGCCTGTACAGTTGGATTCTCGGTGAGACGCCGGGCGATGAGAACGTGGTCCTCGGTATCGAAGAGATCGTGTCGAAGTGTATGGGCGAAGGAGTAAAGCCAGACTTGCGTTACGCTCGCCACCGTGCGCTCTGCCGAAAAGAATATCAACTCAAACTGTTGGAGCGCATCCACTCCGTTTGGGACCGAATTATCAGCGGGCACTTCTTCAATGACATGAGCAAAGAAGATAGCGATGCTCGGTGTGAGGTTCTTGACGAGGTGGCAGCCGGTCAGAAATTGGATGGCGGCGAGACCGGTGAGTGGTTCAACGATGTCGCCCGACCCATGTACTTCAGAAAGTGAGAACATAATGAGCCTTGAAACTGCTGTAGCGCGCGGGACCGTTGAGTTAGGTGAAGGACTGACCACTAGAGATCGGTCAGACCTTGCCGGTGGCCGTCTGCGTATTTGGCAATTGATGCGTGATTGTCAGTGGCATACGGTTCCAGAGATGCACCAAGCCGCAGGTGAAGATGGACCTGCTTTGCAGGGAGACCGGCGTTGGCGAGAAGTTCGAGCCGTGTTAAAGGAATTTGG